ATTGAAGATGATGGCATACTCGTAGGCGGCCAGCGCATCCATCACTTGTGCCTGCCAGTCGGCAGCCTTGCCCATCTCAATGGAGCCGGCCAAGAAGAGCAGCACAGCTTCCCTGTCGAAATCGTCAGGCACGTGTTCAGGTGCAGTGTAGACCTTCATGTCACTTCCTCCGGTAGTTGTTCGTCGTACGTGGGTAGAAACTCTGGCCGTTGGCGAACCACACGCCTGCGATGCCACCGATGATGATGAAGGCGCCCAGCGCAGCGAGCAACCACGTCGGCGGGTCGATCTCATTCGAGAGGTACTTGAACTCCTTCATGTGGCGCCGCTCGAAGTTCGTGTCGATCTGCGCCGCCAAGATGCCTAGGATCGGGTCCCTCTGGATCTGGCCGAGTGCCATCACGTTGTCGCGCAGCTGCACCTTGAAGAGCTCGCGCTTCGTCCAGCTGATGACATCCACGAAGTCGATCTTGGGCCATGCTGCAGAGCCGATCACAAGCACGACGTCATTCTTGTTCGCGCCTTCCCATGCATCTTGCAGGGCATACACGTAATTCGCATCAGCCGTCTTGGCAACCACCACGATCACGTTCACCTGCTTCGTCGGCCCGCGGTCCTTGAGCAACTCGCTGATGCCAGCATTCCAAGCAGGTGCATCGGGGGAGTTGTAGCCAGGAGTCAGGAAGCGGTTGAGCTTGTAGTAGTCGAACACTTGATCGGGGTATGCAGGAACCAGCGAGGCGAACTGCGCCTTCAGCGAGGCCGATGACGGTTTGAACAAGCTCTCAGGTACCGCTTGTACGTAGTTCGTGTAGGAGTGGGTGCGAGCCACAGGATCGCCAGGCTTGATGATCGTCCAGCGCTGTGGGTTCGGGAGCATGTACACCGAGCTCGAGGTCCAGTCCTTGCTGTCGATCGTGTACTTGCCGACGGTGGAGGCACAGTCCCAGTTCACCGTGTAGTGGTCCTCGGTGCAGGTCTGGCAGGTCTTCGTGCATGATCGTTGTGCACCAGTGCCCGAACAACTCTCGGTGCAGTTGCATTCGTAGGTGCGAACATACGAGCCATGGACTCGGTCCTTGCTGGTGATCTTGCCGTTCCAGATCTCGGTGTCGGACGTTGCCAACCCATGCGAAGCCGCAAACACGATCACCGTGGCAATCACCCCGCCCAGGAACACAGCGCCGCCGGCGATCTGCGCTTCACGTCGCTGATAGCCGGCAAAGATGAGGGTGAGAACGCCCGCGAACAGCGGGACGATCATGTAGAGGATGAGTGTGGTGTTCATGTCAGTCTTGACGAGGTTGTCCTGGCCGCGCCGCCGCACCATCATTGGCGCCCCGCCAGATCAGCACGAAGGCGTACAGAAGGCCGAGGCAGTAAATGCCTGCGACGATGTGGGTGGGGTTCATGTGGTCTCCGATCAAGCGCGTGGAGCGCGCTTCAGCTGGTGATCGCCGAAGTCGTTCTCGATGTTGGCTTGGAGAACGATCATCGAGAAGGTGTAAACGTTCGCGTAGAACAGCCAGATGCCGAAGATCATACGGTTCTCCCGAGCTTCTTGTCGATGGCCTTGATCTTCTTGGCCAGTGCGAGGAGGTCTTCTTGACGGCCGATCTGCGCAGACTGGGTCTTCGAGCGAAGCGGCTGCATGGACAGCACCTCGATTTCGGTCACGATCGTGGCGCGCTGTGCGAGCAGTTTCTCGCGAGCATCACCAGCAACACGGCCTTCGGTTTGGTCTGCATGCCAGGTCATGATGATCCTTAAGAGTTGATAAGGCTATTCTATCACAACCATGGAGGTTGTACACATCAAATTGCAGCGAGTTCAGCCTCGAACATCTGCGACATGGCTTCACCCCAGAACTCACACGGATCGCCCGTACGGCCCTTCTTCGTACCGTACGGCATATCTTCGAAGAAGTAGTTGTAGAGGAAGTCCTCGGCGATGGCGCGCTCGTTGTGCGTCATGTTCTCGCCAGTGACCTCGAGAGCAACCAAGCGGGCAAGCTCTTCGTCGAGAACGTAGCCGAGGGCCTTAGCGCCAGGTTGCATTTCCAGCAGAATGGCAGCGATGAGATTATCCATGAAATTTCCAGTTGATGAGGATGATGATCCCCATTATACACCAAAACACGATCTCGCCCACAGCACGATGAGCGGTTGGTTTGCCAGCCAACCGCCACATGTGATCGAGAGGTTTCACACCGTCAGTCCTTTTCCTTGGCCAGGAACACGTCGTTGATGGCCTTGAAGCTGAAGCCACCATCGAAGCGCTTGAACACGACACCTTCACGGATCAGGTGCTTGATGCTCGGGCCTTCGGCGAAGTCGAGCAGATCGCCCACATCCGTGAAAGCAAGCTCTTTCAGCGTCCAGCCGATTTGGTCAGCAGCGTTGGTCTCGTCGACGAAACCGCGCGCGGTGTACGTCGGCACATGGCCGACCATCTGACGATCGACACCCAACTCGTAGAGGCGGCCAACGATGTCCTTGCGTTCGCGCGGGGTCAGGAAGCTCGAAGTGGCCAGATCCTGGATGTCGAAGATGAACAGCTTGAACTGCTTGAGCTCTTCACGGTTGCCTTGGATGTTCGGGCCCATCAGCTCGCCTTGCACGGCCAGTTGGATGCCTTCGAGGTTGCACAGTTCCTGCAGCGCACGCAGCAGACCGCTGTCGACTGCCATCTTGACGAAGCTGTTGCCGGCGTTCTCTTCATTGACCTTCAGCTGCAGGTTTCGGCTGCACACGCCGCTCTCGAACTCGGGCCCGTTCTTGCGGGCGAAGGCGGTCATGCTGCTGCCGTCGAGCTTCATCGTGATCTCGTACAGCGCCTTCGGGTCGGCCTTGGCACGCAGCGTCTTCATCCACTTGCCACCGAGACCATCGCCGACCCACTCGAGGATACCCTTCTCCTGCAGAGCGACCAGCGCCTCGGGCAGCAGAGGAGTGACATCGAACGGCACCAAGCGGTCCTCGTAGCTGAAGATCTCGGCTGCCAGGTTCTGGCAGCGTTCCTGGTCGGTCTTCTGGATGAAGCTCGGGAACAGACCTTCAGCTTGGCCGGCCAAGCAGGCGGGCAGCGCCGCTTCCCACTTGACGATGCCCATGTACGGGGCCAGATCGTGGTCGCGCAGTACGAACTCGATACCTTCAGCCTTGCAGTCGGCTTCGAGGTTCATGATGACGGCGCCGAGGCTGTCACTCATGCCGTTACCGAGATCTTCGGGCTTCAGCACCAGGCCTTGGCTGACTTGGCCGCGCAGCTTGATGGTGCGCAGCTTGTGGCCCTTGACGCCTTCGAAGATGCGTGGGCTCTTGTCGATCAGGAACTGCCAGGCAGGGTTGCCTTCGGGCAGGAAACTGTCGATCTCGAAGTAGACGCACTGGTCGCCCACGTTGAACTCGCCCTTCTTCACGACGACCTTCCAGCCCTCGACAGTGGCGACGACGATGGCATCAGCACCCGCGATGGGGTTGATGTCACTGATGGTCCGGACGGTGACCAGCTTGCGCTTGTTGGCGCTGACGTCCACGATTTCAGCAGTCATGTGTTCTCCTTGCAGATGACCCATTATACACCAACCTGAGGGTCTTGTGTAGGTTCTTGTGTAACAGTTTTGGGTTGACCATCGGGTGTAAGTGTCCGGGAGGCCAGCAGCCACTCGATGTTTGACCAGATCGACTTGCCGTTCTTGGTGAAGGCAACCCAGTTACCGAGCGAGCTTAGCTTGCCGTATGGCGCCTCGTCAGTCCGGCGCAGCAGATGCACCTCATCGCCCGGTTTGTAGATGTTTCCAGGCGCGAAGCCGGGCAAGCCCCAGTGCTCAGTGAAGATGAGGATGTCACCCTCTTCGGGCATCACCTCAGGCCGCTCCACCTCCAACGGGGTTTTGCCTTCGATGTGAATGAGGTAGTAGTCGTTCACAGGTAGCCCATCTGAATGTACGGCTTCAAGGCAGCAATGATCTCGTTCACGTTCTCACGGTGGATCTGCTTGACATGCCGCCTGACGGACTCGATGCCCTTCTTCACACGGTGATTGTCGATCAGTTCAGGGTGAGTCTTCGCAAAAGCGATGTCCTCGTCAGTGATGATGTTGCCGCGTTCGCCATTGCAGTCAGTGCACCCAGGCCGGAGGTTCGCGACCGCATCAACCCCACCAAGGCTCTTCGGGATGATGTGGTCGCGGGTCATCAGCACTACACCCTGCGGGGTGGAGGCATACAGGTTGCAGTCTGGTGCACCGATGAGATCCTTCGGGTGCTTCTCGACGATCCACTGATCAGCTTCGGCGCCGCAACACCAACACTTGATGGGCTGCCCGCGCATATGACTGAAGAGGGCCCAACCATTGGGGCGAGCCACACGACGACCACGAACCAATCGCTGTTGCTTGTCAGAAGGTGCGAGCGCCTCGAAGCCAGTCTCGAGGTCAACGCCCGTGAAGTAGATGTGCATGATCAGATCCGCTTGACGCGTCCGTGTTGGCGCGAGGTGCGATGCTCGTCAGTGTCCAGGACTGTCACGACCGTGTTGTCAACGATCACGAATAGGACGTTCTTGTACTCCTTGAAGCGGAGTTGAGCGTCGAAGCCGTGACGTTCACGGAGGCGGTCCATGAAGAGGGTGTCGTTCAGGTGGCGGTTGGTCCACGTTGCTTCGTCGAACAGCGCGTAGCACGAGCGAATGAACTCGATATGGTTCGTGTAGTGCAGCAGATGCTTGTCATGCCGTTCACGCAGACGATCCTTGGCATGTTGCGACAACAACAGGGTGCGAGTGCCCATGATCAGACTCCACCCTTCAGGATGATGCCCTCGTGTTGGTAGGTCAGCAACCGCTGGCTATCGGGGGTGGCTGCCTTCTCGGCGAGGACACGACGGATCTCAAGGTCGAAGCGTTCGAGGTCGAGACGGGTCGAGGTGCCGCGGGCGCCAAGGTCAGTGGGCTTGAACTCTTCGGGTGCAAGGCTGCAACGGAAGCACTCGACGACCGAGGCATCTTCCAGGAAGGTGAAGCCGGGGCGGCCCGTCTGCTCGTGTACGACGATGCCAGTGACGGTGTTGACCTTCAGCCCGCTCTTGAAAGGCTTAGGCTGGAACTTCGTGGTTGTCTTGGGGTTCTTCCAGACCTGCTTGCCGATCATGGCTTGCCAGGTTTGGGTGTCTTCTTCGGTGAAGTTGCGCACTTCGTACTCCTTGGGGGTTATTCGGGGATGTTGACGCGGTAGAGAAGGGGGTGGACCTTGGTGACTTCGACGCGGTGGAGAACACCAGCAGAGACCATCTCAGTGGGGCTCCAGTTGCCGTTGCTGTAGACGATGCAGTAGAACGGGGAGCGAGTAGCAAGATCGATCTTGACCAGCTTGCCAAGCCGAACGCCCTTGCGGAAGATTTCGACGACAGCGGCCTTGGACCAATTGGCGATGATGTTGATGATGATCGGGTGGTCGAAGTCGCGCCAGCTGCCAGCGCGCGCGAGGAGAGCGGGAGGAGGCGTGATGGCGTGGGCTTCCAAGGCCTCGATCTGCGCGTCGAGGTCCTTCAGAGTGAAAACCTTGGTGAGGTATACGGTGTCCATGATGCTATTATACATCAAGACATGCTGTCGTACACATCAAGATTGTAACAGTTAAGGACCGACTACAGTCCTTCGGAGCTTCTGGAAGATGAGAATGTTACAAGCCCGAGCATGCGCTTCGAAGGCCATGTCAGGTGTCTCGACGAGAATGTCGCCATAGCGGAAGCAGGCCCGCCAACCGATCTGTGAAGGACCATTGATGCCAGGTGCCCACACTCCCGGGTGGATGCCAAGCTTCTCTTCTAGCGTCGCCAGCTCAGTGAGATTGGACAAGTAGTTGGTGAATGGTCTGAGATGTGAACCGCACGAGGTCTGGAAAAACTCGACGAGCTTGTTCGCCTTGGCAAACCTACTCCACTCATCCATGACTGAAGTGGTACAGAACGTCACAAGTTCTTGTGGCGTAGGATCAGGCGCTTTCTTGCGGAAGTCAGCGATGTTGACGACGTTGTCAGTCACCTGCAAGCACCTCGGCGATGGACCAACCTCTCGGCCAAAGCGTCCACCCCCACTGTGTCAAGATCCATGCTGTTTCGAGCGAGAACCAGATGTAGAGGTTCTCGGGGTTCCGGTAGAACACCAACGGAGCAAGGACTGGATGGTCCTTGCTCGAGAAGACTTCGACCGCGTTGAACTTCATCAGATCAAGACCCATACGCCTTCATTGAGAACACGATGCTCATCCTTCGAGTTGGTCCAGAAGTGGACCTCATCGTTGCGTGGTGGATGCAGCGGCTTCGGTTCAGCGTCACCGCTATACATCACGAACTTCGGATTCTTCTGTGGTTCCAGGATTGAGTTGTCTGCCATTTTGAATGTCTCCTATGTTGACAAATAGGCCCTTGGCCCGAACGAACTTCTTCCCCTCTGGAGTCTCGTATGGTTCCATGAAGGTGTTGAATTTGGTGTTCCACTCGCCACGATACCCACACGGGTTGCAGATGATGCGGGTCTCCCAGAGCTTCGTGTCGATCGTGTCGTGGGTGTGCCCGTGGATCCAAAGATCAGGCGCGTGGTCATATGCGAGAATGCTGTCGCAGTCACCAACAAACCCACCATTTGCGCCGTCTGAACCATCGCGCTCAAGGAACCGTTCAGACACGAGACGGCGAGAAGGTAAATGATGAGTGATCACGACGGTCTTACCACTGAACCGCATCTTCAGGTACTCGTCAATCGTCGCCTTCTGTTCCTGGTAAATCCGCTTCATGTCCTGAACGGTGAACCGAAGCTTCGCACTGCCGCGAGAAGTCTCGCCATTCGAGATCAGACGGAAGTCGTTCAGGTAGAACCCGACCTTGCCTTCATCGCCGAGTGTAGGGCCACCATCACCCCACAACGTGCCGTAGATGAAACGAACGTCTTCGATCTCCACGTACCCAACAGCGCCCAGCGCGTAGATCAGACCGGGGCAGTACCGCTGGAAGCGATCAGACATCTCACTGTTCCACGCCTTGTAGTCGTGCTTGTAATACTCATGGTTGCCCGCTATGAAGATCACTTGTGGGAACCGTTGCAGACAGACCTGCAAGAACCCGACGAGCTGGTCCGGTGCCGACGAGATGTCGCCAGCTAGAACGAGGATCGACTCAGGGTCGCGGTCATCGCGAGGCAAGAAGTCGATCGCCAGCGTTTCGGGATTTCGTTGAACGAAGCCCTCGAGGTGCAGGTCAGAAGCGATGCGGATGTACTTGATCATAGCCTATTCTACACCAATCGTGATGAGGCGGACGCAAAAATGTAGGTCAGCCGACCCTGCGAGTGACTTCTTGGTGGAGCTGCAGCCACGTAGAAACATGTTGCTTCAGCTCGATGATCACGCCTGGCTGGTCCAGATGCGATGCAGTCTCAACAACGGCCCTGGCGGCGTTGCGCTGTGCTGCGTAGAGACTGAAGTCGAAAAGACGCATGATGCTCCATGGTTATCATGAAGCTATTTACAGCCGTCAATCCGTCGGTACGTCTCGGTAGACCTTCAAGATGTATGCGGGGTTGCTGTACCATGTGCTGCAACTCGGCAGAAGAGAGACCTTTTCGCTGTACGCCTCAAGACTGAGACGCTCCAGGGCTGCACCCATCGTGATGCCCAGGTCTGTCAGATCGAAGAAGTAGCCGGCCGTGGCATGCTTCTTCTGTTTGAAGGTCCGCAGGATTTTCCTGGCATCCGCCATCGTCACCAGGTGTTGAACAACAAGAACCTTGGTCATACGAAGAACCTAACGAAAGCTGCCAGCCCTGATGCGATCATCACGGGGATGATCAGGGCCATGGCAAGGATGAGCCAACGTATGACTGTTGGCAGAGGAACCCCGTGATCGAGGTTGTACTCCCTCTTCGGATCGACAATTCTGATGAAGATCCGTGTGAGGAACTTGTAGCTGCCCACGACCATCGCCAGGTAGATCGCGAAGGTGATGAGCTCGAAGGTGATGTCGCTCAGTTGCACTTCGGCACCTGTGCAGCCGAAGCTGCATAAGCCGCGGACTGCGCCTTGTAGCATTCAGCCTTGACGCCATTGAAGCTGAACAGCCCGATGGAAAAGGCGGCTGAAACGCCAGCCGCAATCATGGTGCCTATCACCATCCAGGCCCCGCCCTCGTTGCATTCGATCTTCATTCAGGCCTCGCGGTTTGAATTGCAGCACCCATCATGGCATCTTCGAAGAAGGCGTCGCGCACCGCCCACAGGAGATTGTCGGCGAACATCTGGACGTATCGTTCCTTCTCTCCACGGCTGATGCCGATACGATTGCCGTTCTCGACGTACGAGCCAGTGGCCTCAGCCATGGCGTAGATGCGCGCCTTCTCGATCACGGTCGCCCAAGCACCGCCCTGAAAGCGTTGGGCTCGAAGGAGAGCCTCGAGGGTTTCGGGTGAGACGGTCATGATCAGATCTCCAGGGCCGGCACGACCTTGTCGTCTCGCAGCAGTTGCTTGATGGTCGGGAAGCGGAGCGCGTAGATCTTGGCGCCCTTGGCCAGCGACATTTCCTGGAACGTGATCACCGCGGTGGAGCCCTCGTACAAGGACCAGTTGTCGCGAATGTGGTCGCGGTCCTTGTCGCTGAAGCCGCTACCGACGTTGGTGCGGAAGGGCTTGCCTTGCTCGTCACGGCCTTCGACCGTGATACCGCCGACGGTGCCTTCCAGGCGGGACTTCTTGCGGCCGGGATACCAGGCGGTCACGCGAGCATCGACGTCGTAGAAGCGCTTGACCTTGCACCAGTCGATGGTGCGATCCCACTGGTAGACGGCTTCCCAGTTCTTGATGATCAGACCTTCCTGCTTGTGGACGTCGATCACCTCGTTGCAGTAGGCCACCATGTCGGCGTAGTCCTTGACTTCGCGACCTTTGGAGATCTCGATGCGCTTGCAGTTCGCGTGCTCGATGAGGTAGGTGAGCTTGATGCGGTTCTCGCGCATCGTGATCTTGGTCGACTGGTTCATCCAGTCGGTCAGCGGCATCAGGAAGAAGGCGCGCAGGCGGAGGGCGGCCTTGGCGGCGTCGTTGCCGGCCTTCTTGGCGTTGATGGTCTCGGTGAAGTCGGAAGCGAAGGACTCGCCGTCCATCACGAAGTCGTAGCCGAGGTTGTAGCGGATGTTCGCCAGATCTTCGTCGTAGGTGCCGACCAGGTGGTCCATCGGTTTGCCGCTGCGGGCGCGGTACTCGACCGGTTGGCCTTCGCGGACGAGGCAGATCGTGCGTTGACCGTCGTACTTCCAGTCACCTTGGGCCGGGAAGGTGAGGCGCGCGAGGAACTCTTCCGGCTCCTCGCACTTGTCAGCGAGCATGACCTCGAAGGTCGGAATGCGGTCGTAGAGACCCGTGCCACCGTCGAAGACCTTGTTGAAGGTGTCTTCCGAGAAACCGCAGCCCTTGAGATCCTTCTCGATGACCAGCTCGAGCAGATCGGCTTCCTCAGCCGTGTAGAGGGCGAGGACGTTGGTGACGGCCTGCGATGCAGCACCACCCGTCAGCGTGCGGCTCGAGAGCGCTTGCAGCAGGTCCAAGAAGTTGCCGACACCGGCGTAGCCTGACTTCTGGTGCGTGGCCGGCTTGTTCCATTGGCGAACGCCGTAGGTCAGGTAGGGGTTCAGCGCGTGCCAGATGAGGGCCTTGGTGTCTTCGTCAGCCACGGAGAGGGCAGCCTTGATGGCGTCCTTCTTGCCGGCGCCGCCAGCAGCTTGACAGGCCTTGATGACTTGAACGAAGTTCTTCATGGAATTCCTTGATGCGATGGAGCCATTATACCACACCCGCGGGTGGTGTACACAGCAAAATGCGTTAGAACAGCAGCTCGAGCCGGCCCGAGTTGACGTCGTCGAGGCGCGTCCAGAAGCGGACCATCGGGCCCTTCTTCTTGCTGCCAGGTGGCTTGTTGAGGACGAAGGTGACGCTGTCGAAGTCGCCCTTACCCTTGCGCAGATAGATGCGATCGATGGTCAGGACCGAGCCCTCGGGGATCGACGCCATGGTGTGACGCAACTCGGGCCTCGGGACGTTGTTCTTGTCGGCCCAGTGCGCTTCCATCGCGGCCCTGCCGCCCTCGTACTCGTCCCAGTAACTCTCGATCTGGGTCCGATATGGTGTTCCAGTGAAGTGCTCGATGGCCCCCTCGTTCCGGGATTCCCAGTAGATCTTGACGTTCCAGATCTGACCGTCGAGGACTCGGACCTTCTGTCCGATGGTTGGCATGCAGAGGATCATGATGTCAGTCGTACAGCTTCTTGATCTTCCAGTCGTACGTGACTGTCGGCGTGATCTTCAGGCCGACAGTGCCGACAACTTCTACGTCGCTGGGCTTGACCATCTTGCCCTTGCCGCCCATCGAACCGCCATGGAGGTAGTACGAGGTGACCTTCGGATCAGTGGTCACGCCTGCGCGGCCATAGTCGGAGGCAGTCTTCGGGGTGCCGGACATCTCGATCGTGTCGAACTCGTCCACGACGTACGGACAGCCGTCACGCGGGTAGTCTTCCTTGCGTTCAGAACGAACGACGATCACACGACGACCGCTATTGATAGAGACAATGTCTCCGACTTTGAGTACACGTTGGTTTGTCATGGTTACCACCTGATGAGGATGACGTGGTTGATGTGTGCGGGGCCTTCGCCGGCGTCGTCAGCGAGTCCGCGGGGAACGTAGGCGTCGCCGTGTTGGACAACCGAAGCGCCGAAGCCGAAGCGGTTCAGAGCGGCGCAGAGGCGGGCTTGGATTGGCGTCTCGGTCACCCGCAAGTATGTCTCGGCATTGCTCCAGAGACCTTCTTCGTAAACGGCGAACTCGCGTTTCCCGGCTTCGGCAGCCGCCGCGATCTTGGGTTCCAGCTTCTCGAGGAACTTCTCGATCGCTGAGTCGCTGGTAGCTGCCAGTTCCCTGGCTTGTGCAGCAGTGATCATGCTCAGACCTCTTGCGCTTCGCGCTTGGCTTGGAGGGAGATGGCACGCTCGATGTCGGCATCGTAGTCGCCGTGGCCGGCCTTGCGATCAGCGGCCTTCCACTGGATCAGGCGTTCGATGTACTCGATGGCCAGGTACTTGTCGTCGAATTCCCAGACCTTCTCGCCGAGCCAGTCGCGAGCTTCGGAAGTGATCTTGAACTTGCCTTCTTCCGTGATCGTGATGGGGTACATCAGCTTGACTTGGTCCCACCAGTCGGAGCCTTCGTGCTTGGCTTCGAACTTCATGCCCTTGATCTTGAGCTCCGACGTGAGCAGCTCGGTGGCGCGCTTCGTCAGGTTCTGTTGGGTGGTGGTCAGACGGATGCGAGCAGCTTCGTCGACGGCCAGTTCGATGAGGCGCACGTAGGTGGCTGCCGTTGCGAAGAGGCTCTTGGAGGTTTCACGCTTGGACATTTTGCATTCCGGTGGTTGAGTCGATAGAATGATTATACACCCCACCACCAAGATGTACACATCTCAAGTGTAACAGTTCAGCGAAGCAAGACCAGCCCCACCACTGAAAGAACGAGGCAGGCGACACCGCCAAAGATCGCACGAACGTAGGCGTACTGGAGGGGTGTCAGATCCTTCCACAGCGTCCACATTCCGACCCTGCCTTGATGAACCTCCCACGCGTAGCCGAGGAAGCCGACCCAGCCGGTGAAAGCACCGATGGCGAGGGTGATGCGTAAGAGGGTGTCGAGGTCAAACATGATCTTGGAACACCAGGTCAGACTCGACGCTGTCGAGTTCGATTGTCAGCTCGTAGTCGGCACGACTCCTGATCTTGATGATCTGCGCCAGCTTGCCATTGTGCGCGTCCACTAGCCACCGCGCCATGTGGATGTCGGGTTCAGCGAGGCAGAAGAACCGCTTGTACCACGGCAGCGCCTCGAACTCGGCTTTCAATCGCCGCGCTTCCACCAGGTCGGCCCGAGCCTTCTCGACGCGCGCCTCGATCTTGGGGATGGCAACGGCGATCAGCGCTCGCAGAGCGCGATGACTGTCGACGTGTGCGTTGGAGATGATGCGCATGATCAGCCTTTCAGCTTCTTCTGTTCGTCCATGTACTTCCACGAGTTGACGAGGACGTCACCCAGGCGGTTCATGAAGACCTTGTCGAAGGACCACATCACGTGGTTGTCGACGTCCCACCAGAAGTCGGTCTCGAGGTGGTACTTCGTGCGGCCTTCTTCGAAGTGGCTGAGCTCCTTCATGTTGTGCGTGTCAGCACGCATCTTCAGGAGGTACGTGAAGTACTCCTCGAAGGTGGCCTCGTCGAAGGTGTGCAGGACCCGCACCGACTTCTCGTTCTCGGTGATGCGCGGATCCACCGTGATCTTGATGGCGTCGACTTGGGCTTGCAGAGCGCGGAGCGACTTCGGCAAGGCGCCCCACTCGAACTCGGCGGAACCCATGTAGTCGAGGTTCACTGCATCGCTGAAGCGGCCATCGACGAGGGGGCGGCGGATCTTGCCGCGTTGGACGAGGTAGGGGCGTTGGTCGAGCATGATCAGACTTCCGTGGTGGCGAGCAGCGTCTTGACGAGGACCGGGTCTTGCTTCCAGAACTTCAAGTCGGGCGACTGGACGATGGCGTAGCGACCCTTCATGCCGACGAACTTCATCGGGCCCTTGGCGCTCTTGTAGGTCTGGCCGATCTGCTTCGTGTCCAGGCCGAACTGCCAACCGTAGCGAGCGCAGTCCTTGAAGTAGACGGGGTTGACGTCGCCGGTCGAAGACTTGTCGCCGAACTCGACGGTGAACTTGAACGTGGCTTCCGTGTACACGATGCGGCTGTTGCCCTTGGACAGCTTGTGCTTTTCGGCGAAGGTGGCCAGCAGCGTGTCCAGTTCCTTGTGCATTGCAGCAACGGCGATCTTGTTCAGGGACATTTGGATTGCTCCAGTTGTTTAGTCGATAGAGCTATTATACATCAACCTGCGAAGATGTACACCATCGAGATGTAACAGTTCAGCCCCATGCTTCGTTGCGCATCACGCCAGCCAGGAACCTCTTGCAGAACTCGATCGCTGCTGCAGCATCGCCCTCGGCACCTAGACGGGCGAGCTCTTCGGCTTGAGAGTACTCAGCACATCGCGCCTCGTACGCATCGCGCCACGGGTTCGGTGCTTCGATGATCGTGTATTCCCACGGTGCCGGCGACAACATGCTCAGCCGATAGGCGATCCCGTAGTCGGTCGTTTCCCAGACATTGCCCGCCCGCAGGTCTCGCGAGATGGCAAGTGCCTCAGAAGTTGTAAAGCCAGGTGCAACCATGCGCACAAACTTGGCTATCTGCGGAACACCAACCAGCTGGTCAGTGAGAACAACACGAACGGTACCCATGGAAAGTCCTTGAGAGTATGTCCGCATTATACACCGGGTCGGGGCTACGTGTCAAGAGAAGTGTAACAAGTGCCTCCCGTAACCCGTAAATATCCCATTGAAAACAAGAGGACCGTGCAACCATGGCCAAGCGTAGGATTCCAGAACTGATCATCGAGCGGGCAGAAGACGCCGGCAATATGCACCTTCTAGCCGTGCTAGAATATCGACGAGAGAACTACCTCTGCGTCATCGACAACATCACCGAAGAAGAAGTCGGCGCCTACGTTCTGGACTACGCTCAGCAAGAAGGCATGAGCATGCAGAGCCTGATGTCGGTCATCATCTACTGGTTCTACCGTGGATCGCAGAACTATCCGCTCTCATTCGAGTTCTCACGACTTGGTATCGCAGCTCGCACGACCAGGATCTACAAGACCTTCGAGTTAGCACACGTCACTCGCTTGATTGGCAAGGACTTCACCTACGACTTGAATACGCCGCCGAAGGTGAAACGCCGGCGGGTCAACAAGATCCCAGCCGGCGTCGAAATCAAACTGAAGCGGACGTCAGTCCCAGTTGCCGGGCAACTCGTACAAGCTACCGAGTTGGCTGAGTAGCCAACGATCGAACTTCGCGCTCAGTGTCTGCGAGCCCGCCTGCAGATTGAGCGGGTTGCGCTCGACCATCGTGGCCACGTGCTCTTCGAGTTGGAGCAGCATCAGCTTCGTCGTCTCGAGCGGTGTCTCCAGCGTCTTGATGGCCAAGAGTTCCCGCACATTCGGACGCGGGAACATCAGACCGCCAGTCACAAGCAGCTCGATCGCCTGCTGGTAGACACGCACTGCGTGCATCAGTGACTTCGGATCCACTTCCTTCTCGGCAGCGTCCTTCGACCGTTCGCCGTAGCCGTCGACCAACTTCTCGACAGCGTTCAGCAGGTGCTCAACCGTCGTCGTCTCGAGGTATTCGCGACCGTTCAACTTGAGGGTCTCCATCTCCCTGTTGTTGTTCACTGTCGTGCCCAACTCCAGTTCGAGGATGTTCGCGATCGTGTGGATCACCTTCTCGTTGTTCAGCACGGTGTCGAGCCGCAGCTTCTTGCCATTCAGGCCGTAGTGCTTCTCGTTGCCATGGAGGACGGTCAGCACGGCAGCAAGATGCCGCGCCTTCTCGAGACGTGCACCACGATGGACGTAGTCGAAAGTCTGCTTCATCGCGAAGCCGGCCATCGAGCCAACGTTGTTGGTCAGGAAGCCGCCGATCAAACCGTGCAGCCAGACGGGAACTGCAGGACGACCAGCAACAGCGAAGGCGATTTCGAGCGCGTAGGTCTGTCCGCCCATGAAGTCGCGGCAGAATGTCTGGAATGGGATGAACTCGGTCTCGGTGCCGCCATCGGGCATCTTCGCATCGTCAGCAACCTTGTTGCCCTCAGCGTCCACGCGCACCTTGTAGATGTGCAACTTCTTGCCGAGCAGCACGTCATCGAAGTCGGGCAGGTACACCACCTTGATGTCGGTGTCCGACTTGGGCGTGCTGGTCCCGTAGAGGTGCGACCCGTAGACCTGGCGGATGAGTTCTCTCATGATGTCATGGCCTTGATGAACGACTCGAGCTTGTCGAATTCGGTGTAGTGGAACGTGGCGAGCTCGTCGCCTGTGGCGTTGGTGACCGTCGCAAACTCTGGGCTGCGACCGTTGTGGTGGACATACGCCTTGATACGCGTGATGCCCTTGCCAATGTAGATGACGCGGCGTCCGACTTGAAGGTGGACACCAGCGTCTTGAAGTTCCTTGAGCAGCCGTACAGCGTTGTCGGCGAACAGTTCGGAACTCCAACCGTGGTTGGCTTCGTACTGCTCGATCGATTGGCTGAGGTTGCGGCTCATTGGATTGTCTTGTGAGGTGCGAAGGTGAAGACCCCGGGGCGTTCGAGAACCTTCTTGGCAACTGCGGCGAAGACCAACTTCTCGAGCTTCTTGATCTCCTTGTCGGTCAGATCCTCGTCCTTGAGTTCACCGTTGTACCACTGTTGAAGTCGTTGCTTGTTCATGGTACCATTATACCACAGCAGCAGAACCCGTGCAACCTGTTACAGCTTCTTCAGCTGCTTAGCGAGTGCCTCTTTGCGACGCCCATCAAGTTCGTCGTGGGTGACGCACTTGTAGAAGGTCACGACGTCCTTCTTGTCGCTGTAGATCAGCAAACAGTTTCTGTCGAGGTGACACTCGTTGTAGTCAGCGAGCGGCCCTGGCGACAGCGAATGGTCGCTCAGCCCGTGGGACGTAGAACTTGGTGGCCGCTGCACCTTGGCATTCTTGAAGTCAGCAAATCTGCCGACGGCCTTGGGCGTCTTCAATCTGCTCCAGCTTTCCTCGAAGATGGAGCTGAACGCGAACGTTGCTTTGCGCTCTGGTGCGGGTGGCTTTGCCTCGAACAGTTCCTGCAGGATCATTGCTTGGCCAGCCAAGCATCGAATTCGTCGGAGGTCAGCGTCTTGACGGTCTTTGCTGCGTCCAGTTCTTCGCGCAGAAGCTGCTGAGCAGCGACCGGGAGATCGGCGGCAGATTGTTCCTGCTTGGTCGAGGGCGCGAATTCTTGGAGGGTCTTGGTCATGATGTGCTTTCTGCTGCCAAGTATTTATCCGATGTAGCTATTATACCACACCCCGCTAACCTGTGCACATCAAGAGTGTAACAGTTTAGAGCGACCTGATCAGGGTGTCAAGGACCAGCTTCATGTTGCCGTCGATGGTGCCGATGGTGAAGTTGCGTGGAGTCGGGTCGTACATGCCGCGCTTCTGCATCTCGACGATCAGCAGTTCGACGACGTCCTTCGCTTCCTTCAGACCGAAGCCGCAGACTTCGCGGATCTTCTTGATGGAGGCGATCAGCGGTGTGCCTTGACCGGGAATGTTGGTAGACATCAGCATCCGCTTGATCTCGCCGCAGTCGAGGCCGAAAGCGATCTGCTTGTTGGCCATGATGGAGAACATGGCGGGGTCAATCTTCAGGAGCTTGTGCGCCAGCGCCAGAGCGTCGCCATCGATGAGCTCGAGGAAGTGTGCCGGCTGCTGCGTCGCCAGATCGATGATCATGCGGTTGTAGTCAAGCTCATGGTCGAGCGAGAGGGCAACGGCTTCCATGATGAGAGCCTTGATGTCTTGTGCGTCCATGATGCATTATACATCAAGCAGGGTTCTGTACACATCAAGAGTGTAACAGTCAGAAGTCGAATGGAAGCTTCTTGCCTTCGAGCCAGTCCTTCTTGACCTTGCGCCCGCCGCGCCCACGACTAAGGTTGTCGAAGTTCATGCCGTACTTCTCTGACAGGTCGATCATCATGACCCGCTCAGCGAGCAGCTTGCCATTCGGCTTGTAGCCCCACACTGGGATCATCATCACGAGCACGTGGCCACCGCCATGGTCGAGGACCAGCTGGTGCATCTTGGCTGCCGTGGGAACCTTGCCGCCGCCGGTGTTGACGCCTGACGAGAGGGTGTCGAGGCGGTCCATGAAGAGGTTGCCTGCTTCGACTTCACCGCCCTTCCAGAGGGCGTGACCACCTTCGTTCTTGAACTGGTCGATCTGCTTCAGCAGGGTCTTGGGTGAACGTGCCTTGGTCTCAGCAAGTTCGATGAGCGCTTCGCGTTTGGCATGGTACGCGAAGAGGCAGATGTAGGTGCCGTCTTGGTCGTCTGGGGCCCGAACGTTTTCATCAGCCTGCAAAATTGGCAAAGTTGTCTTGTCAGCAATCACGGGTGGCTCCTTGGTTAGGAGCCGATGTGCTATCTTATTCCGGCGTGTTAGCTGTTACAGAACTTTGTGCAGGTTAGACGGGGTACTTGGCCTGAATGGCGTCAAGCTTCTTGTCGTAGGCCTTGCCCCATGACTTCACTTCGGCAACGAAGGCACGCCAGGCACGCTTCGCGATTTCAACTAGACCTTCGGAGATTGTCTTTGACTTCACCTTGAGAGCCATAGGAGTGTCCTTGGCTTGCACCATCTCGGTGTACTTGGCAAGAATTTCCTTGGCCTTGTCTGTGAGTTCAGGGATCAGTTGGGCGAGCTCAGTGTAGGCAGCTTCGTAGTTGATGACTTCCTTCTTCGGCTTGTCTGCACCCTTCTCGGAGGCGGTGAGCATGACCGTGTAGGACGCAGTCTCAACAATGCGGGTGACGAGAGAATCTTCGGCATCGAAGAAGGAGTCGCCGAGCATCTTCATATTGGCATTCAAGGCATCGCGACGATCCTTCAGCAGCTTGGCTGAGATGTCCAGACGATCGTAGCGCTTGGCCAGACGGGTGACAGCACCAGAATCATTACCTTCGAGGTGAAGGATGACCTTCTCGATGGCGCCGATCGCATCGGTTGGAGCACCCTTTGGAAGCTTGGCGCGCTTCTCGGCGTAGGTCCAGCCCTTTTGGCGTTCTTCGGCAAACAGTTCGCGGGTCAACATGAGATAGGCTCCGTAGATGGTAGCCTATTTACAGCCAGACCTACAACAAAGCTGCCAGTTCCAACAGTTCCCGAGTGAAGGCATCTGCTTCAGCCTGGGATGTATCGAAGAGGATCTCGTGGGCTTTCGGGAAGCGTTCGAGAAGGTAGGCTTCAGTTCGAGTCTCCCACTCGGAGGTGGTTGGCTCGCCCATCGTCCAGACATTGACGACATTGCCTGTGGCACGAATGTGATGCACCAAGCCGCGCTTCAACCAGAAGGGGAGTGTGTCAACACCAACGATAACAGCCACACCTTCTTTGGCGGCAAGAGCCATCCCGTCGAATGGATCAAAGGCTACCCAACGCTGGCCTGGAGGGAGAGCGAGTGCTTCGTCGATTGCTGTCATAGACCAGTTTTGTGTTGTATCCAGGCTTTAGCAACTGCTTTCAGCGCATGCACAGGATAGATGCGTTGCCCGAAATCCCAATCCCCATCACCGCTCTCTGTGCGCAGCTCGCGTTTTCCTAGGTGCCGCCAGTAACTAGCCATCCACTGGTCAAACCCGTTTGAGAACGGAGAAAAATGCTTTGGGTGTGTGAGCGATAGATACTCGCTAACGCTCTGCAACGTTTGATCTTCCTCGTCATCATTACGCTCGATTGACAAGTTGCGCTTGTTCTCATTGAGTATTCGTGTGGTTTGCTGCTTCTGTTTTGTGCTTACCATGTTGCGTTCAACCCTCTTGTATTGTTGCGGGAACCAAGTAGATGTACACACCCAACCTGTAACCGTTACACCAGCACGATCCCTGCCTGTCGATAGGCTTCAGCGGGATCTTCCCGATCCTTGGAGAAGCCCAGCTCGTTGAGCTTGTCATTCTCAGCATCTGTGACCCACACAATGCTGGCTGACATCATGATGGCAGCTGCATCATCTGGGTGGTTGATGATGGCCCACATCATCCTCTTCACCGGCACCTGATGCTCGAAGGTGACAGTCCCAGGTGGGAATGCCTTCAACATCCGACGACGATCTGTTGCCAACTTCTCCACATTCAGACCAAGCTTGTCAGCCAGTGCCTGCACGGCCTTTGACCAGCGCGGCTTGAACGGCATGTGGTTCGTACCGTAGCGAATGATCATGTGGATCTGCTCGCGGCATGCAAGTTCACATGCCTTGTCGCCCTTCAGCTCGTGATACGCCTCGACAGCGTGTTTGAGGATTCGGGCGGTGGATTCGATGAATGGTTGGGTCATGGGCTATTTACACCTCTATGAAGACCGGGTCCTTGAAACTGGCAAGGATCTTCTCAGTCCGTTCTCTGACCAACCGGCGCTGCTTGTACGGTGGTGCAGTCAGATGAGCCCGCTTCTCCGTACGAAACATCGGCGGGTGTCTGCGGCGCTGTACGTACTTGGGCGCCGGCGTGTAACGGCGCTTCTTCTTTTCCCAAATCCGAAACTGTAGGATCTCGCGGGTTGTCCAACCGCAGTTCAAGCACCGACATTGGGTAAGCGAGACTCGCGGGTAGTGGTTGTAAGGTGTCATTTGGTTCCTACATCTCCAACTTGGGGTGCCGCTCGGTACAAGCGTTCATAGTGGGCATTCCGAAGACGGATCGCAATCTCAAGCTTCCACTTCGCTTCGACCAAGAACCGCTCAGCCTCTTCAGCTGAAGCGCCCGTTCGATGGGTGAACCACACGACCTTTGCTTGCTGCTTCGCGTTCATACACGACCCTGCGCGATCAAGTGAAGCTGCAACCAGACCACGAGCGAGTAGCCGAGAGCGTGGGACTTCTTGAAACTGTAGCCTTCATCGTCCTTCGCGAACAGACCCTGTCGGGTTCCTTGCTTCGCTTTCAGGTAGAGAGGGAGCAGCATCTTCTTGCCTGGGCGGATAAGGGCCATCACGTCAGCAAGATCTTCAAGCGACTTCGGCTTCACCTTCTGCAGGAGTTCACCGTGCTTCGACAGTTGGAACAGCTTTGGCCAGGTGGATGGTAGCTGGAGCAGGGTCCAGTCGGGCTCCACTTTCAAGAGCGCGTCGATCTCGGCACGTGTCGTGAAGTTCTTGTAGAATTCGAGGTGAAGGAAGTCGACCTTCAAGTAGCCGAGATCCTCAGCATCCTCGTAGGGAATGGCCGCCAGGCCCGTGAATGGATCCTTTGGGATGGCTTGCGGATAGACACCGCATGGGTGTGAGGAGACCCGACCGTCCTTCATGACAGCAGCTCTCACCCAACCAGGGAAATACTTCTCGGGGCGGAACGCGGGGTGCGTGTCAATGTCGACGTCCATCAGAGACCTTCCTCGATCATAGCACGACCAAACTCTCTGAAGAGCGCTGTCTCTTCACCGATCCGTATCGATGCAGCGTGGACATTCAGTGCATCTGCTACCCAGGTCTGCTCTTCCGAGCCCAGCGACAGCAGGTACTGCTTGAAGCGCGACGAAGCCATCAAGCCCCAGAACGTCAGCTTGCGGCGGCGAATGAGGTCAGAGAGGGCTGACGGGCCGATGGCTTGGAAGACGTCCTTCAACTCCACATGGTGGTCGGTAGCCAGAGACTTCAGCTCATCGATGGTGCGTAGGAACTGGGTGATAGGCGGCACCGCTTTGTCGTACACCTTCAGGTAGATCGAGTAGATCTCGTCACGAGACCACAGCGCTGGGTCATCATTGCCATGACGACACATCAGCTGAATGAACGCCTCGGGATCGGGCAGCTTCGTCTTCACGACATGGTTCGCGAACTTCAGGAACGTCGTGTAGTAGCGCGAGTTGCTGAACGTCTCGAGCGATTGTGGCGACCGCTTCTTGGCTCGCATCCACTCATTGAAGTAGGCGAACGCGGCTTGGCCCATCGGAGTGCGCAGTTCTTCGAAGCGCACCTTCTCCTGGCAATGGTGTTTGAAGAAGACCTTCTCGTGTTGGAGGGTACGACCACAATGGTGACACGTCCAACCGGCCTTCTGTGGCTCTTCAGCCACAGGCATCTCACCGCTTCTTCGGCGACTTGCTTGGCTTCGTAGCGTTTCCCGGTTCATCCTTGGCGACCTCTGCTTTCAGCTTCTTGAGTTGGTCATCATCCCACCCCAACTCTTCTGCCATAGCCATTATATCACCACTGTCGATGTTCAGGTCAGCGGCTTCTCTGGTTGACATGGCATAGTAGGATCGAATGACCTCGAGGCGGAGCTTCTCCGCCTTGGAGCCTGGGCCCTTCTGCCAATAGTAGCGAGCGGTGTTGCCTGTAGCCGCTGCGGCCAGCAGCGAGAGCAACAACCCCTTCTCGGCACCGAGCGCGAAGATGTAGGGATTGACGAAGGTGTTGATGCGAACGATTTGGGCAGGGTCGGATGTACCCGTCATCCAACGCATCAACACGAAGGGAGCTGCTTGCTTCTTCGCCTCAGGAGACAACTTCTCGTAGGCGCGAAGGTCGCGCTTGGAGAGGGTGCTCAAGAAGCCGAAGAGGTCCAGCTCATTCGCCATCAGCATCTCGCATGTCGATGAACTGTTCGCCTTGCTCGTCGGTGTTGAGGAAGAATTCGACGCGGGCTGGTGCCTCGGGAATCTCGAGGTCGGTGGTATCTGCAACCAGAATGCCACGGCCGGTGATGTCGCGCGTGTTGAGCAGATTGATCATCGCCCGCTTCTGCAGCACCACGATGGTGTTGGCGATCTCGAGCTCTTCCTTGAGAGCAGTGAGTTGATCATCAGCAGTAGCAAGCAACGTTGCTGCGATTTGTTCGAGGGCTTCCTTGTTCATAGTGCATCCAGTTCACAGAAGAGAGCGGCAATGTTGATCTCGGTGTCGCCAACCCGAGTGTGCATGTCTTGGTACTGCGCGATCAGAATGACGGCCTGATCGGTCTTGCCCTTCAGCGTCTTCATCTTGGGCAAGCTGTTGTAGACGAAGCGGAAGACGTCTTGAATCTCCTCACGCGTGGCATTCTCGCACACGAGCTTGCGAGCAGCCTTGAGGTCACCGGCTTCCAGGAGCGGGAGCAGACCCAGCTTCCAGTCTGCGGCTGACTCTTCGGTGCCGTGGAGGATGAGGACGCCTGTCTTGGTGTTGGCTTCGAGCAGCTTCAGCACCTTGCGAAATGATGGCCATGCAGCAGCCACCACCGCATCGAGGTCATCGAGTTGGAATTCGATGCCGCGCTTCTCAAGAATCTCGGCCGCACGTAGCGTAGCTTCACCGATGTCCGGACCCTTGAAGTGGTAGACCGTGAAGCGATCCTGCAGCGGTGGCAGAACCTTGTTGAGGTAGTTGCAGGTGGCGATGAAGCGGCAAGACGCCTGAACTTCTTCGATCAGCGAACGCAACAGCTGTTGGGCATCTTGGCTGAGACCGTCGATCTCCTCCAGCCGCACCACTTTGTAGTCGCCATACGGCATGGTGGTGGCGAAGCTCTTCACCTTGTCGCGGATGGCTTCGATCTTCTCGTCAGAGCAATTGATCTTGAGGATGTCCATCTCATCCACGCCACATGAACGTGGGAGAGCATAGGAAATGGAGCTCTTGCCAGTGCCTTGCGGTCCATGAATGAGCAGACTCTGGAAGTCACGCTCCTCGACCATCTTGCCGAACAGCTTGGCCGTGGCCTTATCGCTGAACAGCATTTCGGATACGAGCTGCGGGGAGTGGGCAAGAACCCACGGCTTTTTTGGTAGTGTCAACATGTACTCCTATTTCAGATAGGAAATTGTATCACGGCGGGGTGAGAGATGTTGCGAGAACAGCGATTGTCAGTTCGACGGCGGCATGTCGTCTGAGCCAGTCTTTGTGGCTGGATCTGGCTTCACCTTGCTCAGCGAGGAGAGGGTGATCTGTTCCCGAGCCGGCTCGTCATGGCGACGATACCAGCGGCCTGCTGGAGGCGGGATTCGTGGGCTTGGCACACCCACAGATTCAGCAAGGGCATCAACACCTTCTTGGATGCGGTCAAGCTTCTTCAACTGCTCGGCCCGCCACTCTTCAAGAGACATGCCAGCTGCTTGAGCAGCTTGTCGGTCGTGCTGTTCCTGTGCAGCATCGATCAGCGTTTGCGACGGGTCTTCTTGGTCGGCTTGATGAACAGGCTCCAGAACTTCAGGCTCAGGTTCAGGAACTTCCCGTACGTCAGGAAGAACAGATCGGACAGGTTCAGGATCAGGTACATGCTTGACCTCTACTTCTTGGATGCCGCCCGTTTCCGGGTTGTACTCGCCGCGCAGGCCGAGTTCTCTCAGTCTGCGTTTTACGCCAGCAAGATTCAGTACTGGTCTGTTGACTTCAGCGAACGCTTCCTTGACATCAACCGGTCGGGCAGGCCGATCAGCAAGATCAACGTCAGGGCTAGGAGGGACGATGACAGGAAGAGGAGCTTCTTCACGTGGCGGTTCCTTCACGACATCTGGAATGGTATCAAGATCTTCAATCTCTGGCGCACCATACTTGGCAACGAGACGATGTTCCCAGCCATGAGCGGGTTGGCGATCAGGGGGCGTTGGGAAGATCACCTGTTCACGTGGAAAAGTACTTGGCTCTTCCAAGTCTTTCTCGACTTCCTTCTTGCGACCTGGACGTTGGTCCCACAGGAAGTTGCCAGCGATGATCAGGAACACAGCCAGTGGATCGAACACGACGATGATCAGCAGAATGACCCACTTCACGGCCTCTTCGATCGTGACGTTGAATGCCTTCGAGATGTACAGGATTGGACCAGCCTTTGCCTCAACCCCGATCTGCTTGATCTGCAGGGCCGGTAGATCCTTGTCGATGGCAGCGATCTTGTCTTGCAGGTCCTTCTGTTCCTGCTTGTACTGACCCATCAGCTTGATCTTCTGGTTCGCCGAGTATCGGTCTGGGATGGCAGCGATCGTGGCATCGATCTGCTTCTTCCGCTCTTCATACTTCGCGATCTGACTCTTGAGAACGTCAACCTTCACCGTCCCCTCTTGGACGCCCATCACAGCCTTCTGGAACTCGCCTGACAGATAGCCTGCGGCGCCAGCTGAAGTGATCGTCATAGTGACCACTGCAGCAATCAACCCGTACCCTCGCATCGTGTACCCAAGCCGGGTCCAATGCTTGTAGAGCAGGGTGACGACCACCAACTTTCCCACATCCAATGCCACCGCCAGCGCGATGATGATTGGGTTGGCACCAAACAGGGCCGAGAGACCGATCACCGAAACAACGGTGCCGATCGCCTCGATCGAGAATGCTGCGAGGAAAGTTAGTAGTGCGAGGATCATAGGGACTGGGGTTGGCAGGACGCGAAGTCGTTGGTGACGGCCATGATCTTGGAGTCATCCGTCTTCCACAGCTTCTCGCCTTCGAACTTGATGCCTTCCATCCACATCAGTGCTTCGACGAGGATGTAGTCGCCTGGGTTCAGGCCAGCTTCAGCAGCCTTTGGACCAACCGAGACCACTTGACCCCAACGTGCCACCTTCTGGGCAGTCACAGTCGATGGGATGATGATGCCAGATGCACGTACGCGTTCAGCGAAGCGGCCCTTGGAGCCGCTCGTCTCTTCGACGAACTTGAACATGACGACGTTATTCAGCGGGCGGAGTGTGGACATTGGAAGCCTCTGGTTGTTTACTGAAGATCGACCGCAGCGCGGCTGTCAGCTTCAGTTCGTTGATGATTGTCTTTTCCTCGTCCGTCAGATAATTCCAGGCGTCAGAGGAAACGTATGCTTCAGTGATTGGAACAGGCTGGCCGCGCTGTTTGCGAATGCATGGGCAATCGCCAGGCGGACCCATGCAGGCGCACAAGCTCATCTCAGAGCTCACTTCTTCTTGATCTGCTTGCCAGTGGAAGCAGACGTCTTGGCAGCCTCAGTTGACACAGCGAAGATGTCCATGTTCAGGTCAGGGACAACATCGGTCTTGACGCCGTCCTTGAGATCGATTGCGACCTTGCGTTGCTCAACAGCCTTTGGGACTGGGGCTGAAGCAAGTTGGGCCTTGATTGCCAGAAGCTCGAAGTCGACGACTTCGCCTCGAGCGCTGCGGGTGGTACGAGCCATTGGTTAAGTCTCCGGGGTGTAGTGCCCTATACGGCACGCTCGTATTTATACTTGCCCGCTCATGAGCGGGGTCACACAAACTGGTTGGTGACGTTCTCGACGTTGTCAGGGAAGTAGAAGACTTCGGCGTCGTCGAAGACCCGGCAAAAGCGGGTGTACTCGTAGCGATACATCTCCTCGACGGGCTGGCCGAGAATGCGCCCGCAGAGCAGGTCGTACCAGCGGTCGGCCAGAAGTTCGCCATCCAGGTCATCATCGTCATCGACTTCTTCGCGTTCCTGCATGAACAGCTGGGTCAGATCCCACGATGGGTGGTACTTCTCGATCAGGTTTTCGATCAGGTCGATCAGTTGGTCAGGAGTTGTGCCGCCGTTGCCGAGACCCTGCACTTCGCTGTTCTTCGACACGAATGCGCCAGCCAACGCCAGCAAGAACTTCACGTCATCAGAATTCTGGATGCCAGACCAGATGGTGGTCAGACGAGCATCGGCGTCGTTTTCCCAGGTGTTGAAGTGGATCTGGTAGCCAGCGAGAATGTCAGTCATGGGATCTCCTCAATCGTGGAAGAATTCTTCCATTGGAACGTCGTATTTGATGCAGTCCACTGCGTGTAGACCGAGAATGAACAACAGGTAGCAAGCACACGACGACCCGCGGCCAACTCCCCAAACAACGCCCTTCTCGCGAAAGACGTCTAGCACGTAGATGATGGTCTTCATGAACAAGCCCATCCCACGACGCTGGATCTCAACGTACTCCATCTCCATGCGAGCGAGCGCATGGTTTTCTTCTGTCACGTTGTACTGCAGATCTCGCTCGCGATCGGCGTAGGCATCTGCGAAGCGTGTCCACAGATCCATTTTCAGGTACTCGTCAGGCATCTTCCAACGGAAGTCGAGGTTGATGGGTTCCTCGACTGCTGGCTTGATCTCGTCTTCAGCTGCCACGTTGGCGTTGAACTGCGACAACTCCCAGGTGTCGCCAGTCACACGCAGCTGAGCAGGATGGATGCCACTCAGAAGGCAGTGTGCAACCATCTCAGCGTCGATGATCGAGACCCCGTCGAAACGGAGGATTCGACCATCGAGGGAGGTGCTAAGCCGCTTCATGCAACGTCTTGGCCGCCAGCCGCTCGCTGCGTTCAATGGCGGTCTCGCGTACCACACCTTCGGTGTACATGGCCGCCTTCATCAGCACGGTCATGGGCACGTCGGTGTACGGGTGCTCGCAGTAGAACTGCACATCGCCCCAGTTCCCGGTGCGCAGGAACGTGCGGAACGATTCGAGATGTGACTCGAGCGACGGGTCGAAGAAGGTGCGGTTGGCGCCCGAACGACGAAGCGTCGTGGACAAGTTCAGACAGTCGGGAATGTCAGTGAAGTCGGGCATGGTGTCCTCTGTGGTTGATCAGTCGCGAATGAGCATCTTGTAGATGTGGCGGAAGGCCAAGACCGAACCGAGTTGGTTCTCGTTCGGCTCGGCGACGATGACGCGGGTGATGGGTGAACCGTGGCCGCAGTCGTCGTCTTCGACGATTTGCCCCTCGAGCGAGAGGTACGCGTCGTACGGAATGCCGACAGATTGGTAGACCTTCTTGCGCAGCGCCTCGAGCATCTCACCAGCGTCAATGTCAACTTCGACTTGACGATGGGTGACTTCGGTTCCCTTGATTCTCATGACGTTGCCTTCAGTTGTTCGGTTGGAATTCCGAGTCGTTCGAGCATTTGGATTCCGTCGAGAAGACGGTACTGACGCCTGAACACGACGCGCTTGATGCCGCACTGCTTCGCAAGTTTGGCACACTCGGGGCAAGGCGAATCCGTGGTGTAAAGCGTACCACCACTCGCTCGGCCATGGCCGTCTCGGGCGATCTTGGTGAGGGCGTTCGACTCGGCATGGAGAAGTTCAGGCTTCGTGAGGAGGTTCCCATCGGGACCCCAAATTTCACAGACGTCGTCATCCCAGCCGTGTGGCATTCCGTTGTACCCGTCGGAGATGATCTGGGTTCCGACGACCACAAGGGCGCCGACCTGTAGTCGGTTCGCCTTAGATCGCTTGGCCCAGACTTCGGCCATTTGCATGTAGGCTTCATCGAGTTCGATGCGGTTGGGATTGACTGTGATTGATGGCTGCATGAGCCATTGTATCACAGTTCCTCGAAGTAGAGACCGCGGCCGGTCAGGATGGCGATCTTTTGGTCAGGAGCGACCCACTTAATGGTGCCTTGGACGTTCAGGCGGATGCCCTCTTCCAAGCACTTACGAGCGACGTCCAGAACCTTCTTGGAGGTGGTGTTGACCTGGAAGGGACGGCCGTAGTGAGCGGTGAGCTTCACCTTCCAGAAGATGCCGTAGTCGTTCGAGCGTTGTTCGATGCTGACGATGCGGGCCAGGAATGCGACCTTCTGACCTTCTTCGATGTGCGGCCAGACGGCGACTTGGGCGGCGGTTTCCAGCTGCTTGTCGTACTGCTTGACGACGATGGCGATCTGAGCGGGAGAGAGAAGACCGCGGTTCTTGAGCTGGGTGGCCAGGCTCTCGATGAACTCGTTGTCGTATTGGTCGTGAGCGCTGCCGTCGATGTTGTCGTACGTGGTGCGCGACGGCTTCAAGATGGCAGCGATGGCAGCCTTGACGTGGTCCGTCAGGCTGGCCTCGAAGGCTTGGCGAGCGGCCAGACGTTCGGCTTCCCATTGTTGTTGACGCGCCTTGTAGGCGGCTTCCCGTGCTACGATCTTCGCGGCCTTACGGTCGATGTCACGTTGTGCACGTTCTTCGGGGGTAAGTTTCTTTGCCATGATGCTATTATACTCCAACCTGACTTCTTGTACACATCTAGAGTGTAACAGTTCAATAGGCGTGTACCGCGTAGATGTGTGCAAGCACCGATCCTACCAGTATGTAGAGCAGAGGGATGTGGAAGACATGCCAATGGCCGAAAGCTTTCTGCCAAACAGTGCCAGGTTTGGCGCGCCGCAGCAGGAATCTACCAACCACCCCACTAGAAACAACGATGAGCATGCTGTAGTACGCGGCCCCTCCATTGATCGACTGTGGGTGAAGCTTTGCGTGAGCCAAAACGGTGAAGGTACACAAACAACCGACAATGATGTGCACTCTAAACCAATGCCACATCGGGCCCAATCGATGAACACGTCGAAAGTATTTGCGGATAGGGTACGTGAACAAAACAAGCATCATGATGCCTGCTACTAACCCGGAGTAGTAGGTGAATTCGTAAGGTCTCATTGATTAGGGAAAGCAGCAGTAGGCGGAGTGAAGCCTGTAGTGTAACGCGCGATGCCATGAGTCCAGCGGAATCCATCAATGTACCCATTGATTGATGGATACCCTACTGATGGGCTTGGTGTACCGCCGATGTACAACGGCGACGTACCTGCACTGCTGGCCGAAGCAGTCGTGAACGTTGACTTCGCAACGCCGTTCGCATAGAACGTGAATACGTTCCCGTTCCGAACCATCGCGAGGTGTTGCCATGCATTAAGCACGAGTACTGGCGGGTACAAGTAGAAGAACCCACCAGAGTTTCCAACGTATGCCTCGACGCTGCCATCACCGCCCTCGAGAAATTCTTGGTACGATGTGGGAGTGATACGTTGGAAGCTTTCAGCATTCATGGTGAATGCATTCAGGTACTGCCACCACTCGATGGTGAAGTTGCTAGACCCCAGGTCAAAGTCGGTGCTGTTCGGAACCATCACGTGGGAACCGAGTGTGCCGAACTGCATCGATGTTCCGCCGAACTTCGATTGCGTTGAACTCAATTGCGCGCCACCGACCATTGAGATTGTGCGATGGTATCCAGAACTGTCGGTGGTAGTTGTTGCGCCATTAGCGCCATCACCCTGCAACAGAAGTCGAACGTTAGCGAAGTACGGATCTGTTGGTTGAGCAACGTAGTTGGGCTGATAGAGACCCAACCCAATGGTGGCCACTGAGGTTCCTACCACACCATTGGGCGATGGCTTCAGACCGAGACCTGGTTGAACGAGTAGACCGCGTGCAACGTTCGGCTCAGCACTAAGCCCAAGCTGTGCAACAGTGGTGACTTTGGATCTGGCAGTGTTGGGGCTTTCTGACAGCGCAACAGGAAACGCTACAAGCTTACCTGTTGCGATGTGGGCATTTCGTACCGCCGCCAAAATGCCAGTAATGGCTGCATGCATTTAGTACACCCAAGACGTTGGGAATTGCAGTCGAATGTTCATGACACGGTATTGCTCGCCGACGACAATGTTCGTTGAGACCATTTCAAGGTCTGCACCCGAGCCAGTGATGCCAACGGTCCCAATGATCTGGTGCGCAGGCGCAATAGTCTGATCACGTTGTCCTGAGCCCAATGTGTAGGGTACAACCCACCAGAACCATGTCGCTGTGCCTGCAACTGATGCGCTTGCATATTGGGTAGAGATGACTGCTGGATTCACGTTGACTTGGGATGTAACGAAATCACCGGCAGTTCCAGCAGTACCAGAACCAAACGTAACGAGAATGTCTGAGGCTCTTGCATTGATGGTGGCTGTGGCAGTTGCAGAAGCAGGGATGACTCCCTTCATCAGATAGATTGTGCCAACGAAAGCACCGCTGTAACTAAAACCGCTGTGGAGTAGACCAGCACCTGCCACGCCAGTGGCGCCTGCTGTAGCTGGGCTTCCGTCAGCCAATCTGAAGATGCGCGGCATCATCGAGGTAACCCATCCGGAACTTAGTTCAATTGTTGCCATGGTTGTTCCTTAGACCAGGGTAGCGCCAATGGATCCATCAAGGATCACATTCGAGACGCCAGCCGTGAAGCTGAGTGATGTGAATCGGACAATGCCTTGACCAACTGAGTCTGATACCGGACCAACAATGAATGCTGTCGATGGCAGTGTTGACAGAGCGACGGTTGCAGCTAAGACGTTGGAGCTCCACACAATGCACCAAGTTCCAGTGCCGGTGTTTGTCGCATTGACGGTGGGTGGTACCGTCAATTGAAGTAGGATGCCATTAGACGGTTGCGTCCAAACGGCACCAACATAATGCGCAAGGAATGATGCATTTGTGGATGCATAAGTTGGCCAGCTTGCAGCGATCTGCGCAGCTGTCGGTTGAACGCCGCTGTAGACGCTGATGGCGGAAGAAGCAGAGAATCCTGCTTGCAGGCCTCGACCGATAAAGAGGTTTCTAAGACTTGGGCTGAAGAGCATTGTCATACATAGTCCTTATGCTGAGGCGAGGTTGCCTTCGAGATCCCACTCATTAGGACCGACCTTCATGAGCATGATCTTGCCATGCATCTTCGTGATTGTCAATGTCTCGGGAGTGTTGATGGTAACACCAGGTGCGCCAGCGATGATTACATTGCCGGCCCCATGCTTGCCGAACATGATGACACCACCCGGTGGCATTGGAGATGTAGAGGCCGTGTTGCTCCACCACTCTCCTGTTTGGGGGAATGCTGAATCAGCAAGCACGTGATAGGTGACGTTTGTCGTGGCTTTGCAGCGGTAAAGCGTGTTGTGATCAGCAGCTGATCCAACATCCGTGTTCACGCCAAGAGCAATGAGCGCATCGTCTAGGGTACTGATACCGATTGGCTTTGGGTTAGGCTGAGATGCCCATTGCGGTGGACTCACCGGACCCGTAGACATCAAGACCATACCTGCTTCGTCTACGCCTCCTTGACCAAACACAAACGAACCAACTGGATTGATACGGAGGTGACGAATGCTACCAACGTAGAATTCAATTGCGCCTGACTGGGTGGGCTCAATTACCGAACCCTCACCGCTGAAGATCATATGTGCGCCAGCGGCAATACGAATATCACCACCACGATTGGCCGTGTTAGCCGATGGGTGCACGCTACCACCGGTAATTTCAACACTGCCACCATCACCGTCTACTGCATAGCCGCCAACGATTCTAATGCCACCAGCATTGTAGATGCTATCTTGAGGAGCACCCCAAAGGTTGATACCTGCAGAACCTTGGCGAACTTCGATAAGGCTTGCACCCCATCCATCAGCACCGACCACACGTTCAGGGGCGGTTTCCAATTGGACATAGCTGCCTGGAATTGCAACTGGATTGAGAATTCCAAATTTCAAGATCGCTGTTGCTGGATCGAAAGTGAAACGTGGTGATGATGTTGAACTCGTTCCCGTGCCAATGACAACTTCAGTTGCCGGATGTGCAGTCACTGATGGCAGTGGATAGAGGTGCATGTCCCATTCAGTTGCGGACACTTGCGAAACTCGTGCATACTCTCCCTGCTTGATGAAGGCAGTGCCGCTCAGTGTGGTAAGAGTAACACCAGCGAATCCAACGAGCTTAAGTGGTGCTGTTGCTGACAAGTTGACAACTTCAATGAAGCAGCCAGTTGGCCAGATTTGGCCCAAGTCACCAACTACAACATGGATCTCATTCGATCCATATGAATTGATTCGCACCCGCGTCGTATGATCTGCTGGGGTAAGCGAATGCATGACATACGCAGGTGCTGTTGCGGTGATGAAGCCCGCCTTGATCTGTGAACGCTGCGTACCATTGAAGTCTGCAATCAGTGTGACTGTGAATGTCCCGGCCGTTGTGTATGTGTGGGTAGGATTCTGATCAATCGATGTGTTGCCGTCACCGAAATCCCAATTCCAACTTGATGGCGATGTAGGGCCGCCTGGACTTGAGAGGTCAGAGAATGTGACGACAAGCGGCAGCGTGCCCGTTACCGGAGATGCTGTGAAATCAGCTGAGTAAATTACTGCTGGCATGTTCGTTCCTTATTTTACAGTCCTGGACCATACGCAATCAGTGCCCTGACATCATACAGCGACAGCATTAGCGGCGTGGTCAGCACCAACGCACCATTCTTGAAGAACGAAATTATCGTATCGCCATATCCACCAGGCCGCTGTTCAATTACTACACCGACAACATCACCAGCAGCTAGTGTTGGATTTCCGGCATTAGGTACACCTTGCACGTTTATTACGCCTGTTGCTGCGTATGTCAGTGCATTTCCACTATTGACGTAAGAGGTATTTGGTTCGACGAATGCGCCGGGACTAATGACACCAATAGCAGTGTTAGTATCAGCGATTGATACTTCGAAGCAAACAGTGTTGCCGCCACCAGGAACCATGTTGGCGCCTGCTGCACTGCCTGGACCAGAAAAGGAAATCGTTCTATTGCTATTGCTTAGTGTTGCGCTTGCTGCGATCCAGCTCGGATCAAGATTACCAACTGCCATCTGCGCTAAAGCTGGATATGCAGCTTGGTAGTTTGCCAAATATGTTGGTGTTGTTGTAGCATCCCAATGTGTGAATGTTGTTTGTGGCGGCGTGCCAAACACGATGGTGTTTGTTAGCAAGGACGCGACGAAAGTTACGGTACCAGGCACCCAATTGGATCCATCCCACACGAGCGCTTGACCCGTAGATGGGGCTGGCGCAACAACATCTGACAGGCTGTCAAGAGTATGAGTGTGCGTGATGTCTGACTTGAATGCAAGAGCAGCTGTCAAACCCGCCACATCAGCCATCACGTGTGTGTGACCGATGGCCGACTTCCCAGCAAGAGCAGCTGTCAAGCCAGTCACGTCAGCCATCACGTGGGTGTGAGCAAGATCCGCTCTGTTATTGATGTTGAGCTGCAGATTGTTGAGCGCGTCTTGCAGACCTGACACATCATTGATGTTGTGTTGGTGACCCAGCAGTGAGTAGACCAGATCATGGTTGTGGTTCAGGGCCGCATACAGCAGATCGTGGTTGTGACCAATGTTCGACTTCGCGGCCAGCAGACCCGCGAGGTCAGTGATGTTGGCTGCAACGTGGGTGTGTACCGTGTTTGCCTTGTTAGGCAGAATGCTTTCGACATTGGTGAGGCGTGTGCCCTGATCTTCGAGAGCAAGCACCTGAGCGATGCTCATGTATCCATCAGTTGCATTTGTGGCGCTTTGAATCTGGATAGACCAGATCCGCTCGCCAACTGGATTCGTTGAGAACGAAGTGAAGACTGGTGCGACACCGTTGATGATCAAGCTGTTGGCATTTGCTTGGTAGATCTGCGGCTGTGTTTCACTATCAATGCCAAACAGAATCGTGTTGGCATTCTTGACGAAGCCGATGCGGAATGCTAGCAGCCCATTGGGACGGACTGGGGTGATCTCGCCATTGCTGCCACAGTAGAGTGGCTTGCCAATATGACCCGACCAGTTCCACTGATCCCATTGGATCTCGCCGCTTTGGGTGACGACACCAAACTCGCCATTGTTAAGGTCTTCCTGCACAACGCCAATTGGCGTCTTTGGGTTGATCAATGCTGGGTTGCTAGAGGCAAGACCAACTGCATCAGGGCCAGAGAAGTAGACGAGGCTGAACTGAGGGATGTTCTCAGAGGCCTTGACTGGAATGAAAGCATTTGGCGGAATGGCCAGAATACCCGAGGTGCCTGACGTCGTCTGAATCCGGATGGGAGATGTCGTCGTGAGGAACTCGAGATTAGTGTTGGCACGGATTGGACGTTGCTGAGAATCCAGCATGATGTATCCAGGATCCGATGGGACATTCAAGCCTACCTGAGACATGCCGATCGGCATGTAGATACGAGATGTGATGATGCCGCCCGGAACCGTTCCGGCGAACACAGCAATCTTCGTGTCCCACTTCGCGCCATTCCATACTTTCATGGTAGTGGCTGTGGTGTCGAACCAGTGCTGGTCGTTTGCCGGATTGGTTGGTGCAGTAGGACCCGAGATTGGAGCAAGGGTCGTGATGCGATGGTAGACTTCAGGCTTCCACGATGCAACCTTCGAGACAATTTCCCAGTAGAGGTAGCTCGTCACGCCCGATTGGATAGGGCCCCAAGCCAAGTCTACGTCTTGTGAAAAGACCTGGAGGTAGTCACTTGAACCGTGCGCGAAGGCAACCACTGTTGGGGTGGGAGCCACCGTGAACGAGATGTAGCCGGCGGTGGTGGACTGTTGAAGAAACTGTGGGTTCACCCCCGCCATGTAGGCAGAGACAATGCCCTGGCGGAATGAGATCTTCATGGGGTGTTATGCCTTTGGTGGCTTGAGCGATGGGTCGGCTGCGTCAACAGCGTCAGAACCTGTGGCGTCCTTGACGGAAACTTCCTTGTAGCCGTGCTTGGCCGCAACGTACTTCGAGTAGCCTTCGATGGCGCCGACATAGGTGAGGTAGACACCGAGCAGAGACTCGGTGATGGCACCAGCCAGTGTCAACTTGATGATGACCCACGTTGCAGTGGCACCGCCCAGGAGCTGGAGAACCTTCGTCAGAGACACAGTGCGGCCGTCCTTCGTGATCATGTCGGCGAAGTCCAACTTCTCTGCACGCTGAATGCGCCAGAAGAGCATGAAGATGCCAAACATCAGAACAGTGATCATGACCAAACCGAAGTTGATCTGGTACCCGAACAGTTCAATGAGGACAGAAGATGAGGTGAGGGGTGCGGAAGCTGAAGCTGCGGATGCTGCGGGTGTCATATGGAACTCCATTGGGGTGTCAAGCCTATTTACGGGACCGAGACCCGGGCAGCACAAAGGGCCCGGAGGCCCTTTCAAAACGCGCGCGCTATCTTGAAGCTAATGCTATAAATCGCGCGCGGTGGGTGTCATGCTGCTTGTTGTGTTTGTTGTTCAAGGTAGCGACGCAGCTCCGTGGCTCCGCCGATCTTGATGTCGCCGCAGGTGATGAACGGCACAGTCCGCAGGTTTGGGTGTTCGGCCAAGACGGCCTCGCGAGTTACGTACTCCTCACCTTCAACGCGCGGTTGACCGACGTCGATGTTGATGGCCTTGTAGGTCAGGCCTTTCGATTTAAGGAGGGCTTTCGCCTGGTCGCAGTACGGGCAATTGGGCTTGCTGATCACAGTGAACATGTTTCTTCTCCGGGTAGTTTTGGAATGCCTCTAAGAGGACACGAGTATAGATCTGTTCCCGCTGGTCATTTGTGAGGTACATCCAGTCGGAAATCTCTTTTGATGTTCTACGGCAGCCCGTGCACTTCTCATCCTGCAAGTTGCAGGCGCCGGCGCACGGGCTGAGCATGGTCAGATCTCGCAGCCGCCAGCCGTGCAGGCCAGAAGCTGAGCACCTTCGACGTTGTCGTCGACCTCGACGATGCTGTCCCAGTTCAGGTTGCCCGGAATCTTGTCCAGCAGGTCAAGGTACTGCTTCTCAGTGCAGTCCTCGTACGGGGCTTGACGATAGGAACCGCCGTCGTATGGCAGGAATGACACCCCTGACATCTCGTCGAAGTGGTCCCACACGAAGGCACCGACGGCCGGCCATTCCTTTTCAGTGACGGAGATGGTGACCGACGGCTTGTGCTCGCAGTAGTGTCGCTGGAACACCAACCAGAGCTTCAGGTGTTGGATTGCTGTCAGATCCTTACGCAGGAGAGCGCCTTCCGGTGCCTTCTTCGGAAAGGTGAATACCGTAGTAGACCCAGGCTTCGTGACATCAGGTTCGTGCGGAACGCCAGCAGCGATCATGAACTGCGTCAACGGATCCTTGTTGTCAGCACGAACGCGACGGTAGTAGTACGCGGCGTGACGAGCATGCAGACCGGAGGCGGTGTCGCAGCGTTGGCTGACCGTGCCCGATGGCTTGATTGCTGTCGTGGCGGTAGCTTGCGGGATGCCGAGTTCTTCAGCGAAGACGCGGTTGATGTCGATGACATGGTCCCGAATCTCTTCCAGAATGCGAGCCATCTCAGGATCGTCTGGGTTCGTGAACATGTGGTTGTCGAACACACCTGTCATCGAGACGCCGAGCAGACGCTCAGCTTCGGTGTTGTCGCGCCAGACCTTGCGAAGGTACGGGAAGTGGGTCAGTGTCGACTGGAACGTGCCGAGAATGGCAGCAACACGGGCCTTCCGCTTCAGTGACTCGACCGTATCTTCAGCGCGAACGATCACTTCGGTCAGGTTGCAGAACTGGTACGGACGGAGGATGATCTCGGAGCACGGGTTCGTGCCGAAGTCGAAGTTTGGATCACGACGACCATTCTTCTTCACGACCTTGACTGCAGCTTCGCGATTGAAGATGCCGCGCTCACCTGACTTCGACTCGTACAGGGACAGCCATTCGCGCATGAACACGCCGACGTCTGGCTTCTCGGTGTAGCATGCCGAGTTGTTGGCGAGAGCACGTTGGCCTTGGGTTTCCCACCATGCACCGCTCTTCGCGTGACGCATCCGGTCATCGGACAGGTTCGACAGCGAGATCATTGCCGAGCGACGAACGCCGCCGACGACCACAACTTCACCGATCTTGCACATGATGTCATGGCACTCGAGCGAGTTCAGCTTCCGCCCTTGAGCGTTCTTGAACGTGCGAACCACGAACTCGAACAACGCGATCAGCGGCTCAGGACCCGAAGCACGACCACCAAACGTCTTCAGGCGGGCGCCAGCTTCACGAACCTTCTCAGTGTTCCACCGTGGTGCTTCACCGGCGTACAGCAACGTGATGATCTGGCGCAGTGCCTTGGACCAGCCTTCCTTGGAGTCGGACACCACAACCGTGGTCTCGCTGTCATAGATGCGCTCAGGAATCTCAGGCAGCTTGTTCACGTACTGGCGTTCGACGCTGAAGCCAACACCGGTGCCACAGAGCAGGATGTACATGGCTTCGTCGAACGACTTGATGTCATCAACTGGCAGGTACGAGCAGTTGTAGCCAGCGGTGTTGTCACGTTGTAACGCCTTACCTGAGGTCATCAGGGCGCGCATTGACGGCATGGCTTCTTGGAAGTTGATGGCGTCATGGAGCTCCTGATAGAGGTCCACGGGCATCCGATAGTTGTGCTTGGCTTCGAGGTGGCCCTTCATGAAGTCCATGTAGCGGGTGACAGTCTCGCCCCAGTTCTCACGACGGCGTTCCGCATCGATGTAGCGGGCGTAGCGGGACTTGGCAATGAATGTTTCGTAAAGCATTTACTCTCCGTTAGATTGTTCGTTCAGTTGTTTTCGGGTCATTTGGGGACGGAGTTTGATTGCAGCTTCGGCATCGCCTTGAAGGACAACTTTGCCAATCAGCTTACGTCGGTACTCACCAGTTTCCCACTGTGTCAATGCAGGTTCTCCAGCCACCTTTCGGCGGACAGTCTCCTGCGAAATCAGATACTCCACGAAGTCCATGTTGTACGTCACATTCGCAGATGTAACGACACTGAATACCCGAGGAGGTTTCATATCAGAATTGTAACTCACGGCGACAAGTCTCCAGAGACAACAACAGGCTGACGATGCAGCCCGTGTAGGTTAGGCGAAGGACTTGGCCGGGTCAGTCGTGAACGTGCGCATTTCGTTGATGCGCCGCAACCAACCATTGAGGTACTTGGCTTGTGTCGGCTTGTTTGCGACGATAGAGCGGTAGAACGCCTCACGCAGATCGCAGACGCGATTGCATGCAGCAACTTCGTCCATGGCCTTGGCATGAGCGATCGTGTTCGGACCAATGTCACCATCAGGATCTACCTCGACGGCCTTCTGGAGAAAGACTGCTGCACGGCCCACGCCGTGATTGACGGCACCGTCAAAGTGCAGAACAGCAAGACGAGGCGCAAACACAGTAAGTTCATCGCAATGCGCCGCGAGCCAGTAGCGGCGGAAGTAGATACGCTCGGCTCCAGCCCAGTCGAGCGTCGTGATGTCGAGATCGGGGTTCGGGTTCTTGGCAACGCCATACTTTGTCTCACCGCCCGGATCCACTGGATCGTTGACATAACCGCAGGCGCGCTTTTGCGCAGTCGTCGAGATAAGACCTTCACGTACCCCCGGAGTGTCAAGGTTCCAGAACCCGCCCACCTCATAGAGCATTGCATGATTGACTGCTTCTTCGAACGACTTAGTGTACTCTGCCATGATGGTCTCCTGTGGGGAGACCTATTTATCCAGGGCCGGTCGGCCGATCAGGTAAGCACGTCGCCTACGGCTTTTCCACCTACCCAGCGGTAAAGGTCATGCGGGCCCATCACGATTCCGTAGAAAAGCGACTTGCCGTGTGAGAGTTCGGGACCCGTGGGATGCACCATGGCTGAACCCTTGGGTACCATAGGGTGGTATACCGAAGCCTTCGGGCTGAAATCCACGATGTTCAACCTGGTTGTCACGAGCTTCCCGTCATCTGGGGAGAAGAGCAGGATGTCATGTTCGAACGTGGCGATCGCCGGAACAGGAATGCAGTCGACTGAATACGTCTCACGATCAACTGCCATGATGTGCCAGCTGGTCGGGATGTCGATCTCGAGGTTCTGCACCCGCACCTTCACAGTCGGGCCGATGGTCTCTTCGAGGTACGCGAGCTCCTCCAGTTTGAAGTCCATCATGTGGCCACTGAATGACCAGAAATGGGAGACACCCATCGGAGCCGTGAGACTGTCGATGATGTAGGGACGGGAGACTTCAGATAGGATTTGCATGGGTTACTTGATTCGCAGCGATTGGTTGAAGAGTGAAGTCACGGCTTCATGCCATTCGAAAAGGGCAGTCTTGACGCGTCGATTGTCTTTCTTGTCCGTCTCCAAGCAGATGCACCCTGGGCCGAGTGCATGAGAGTACGCAATCTCTTCGTGCTTGAAGATGACAGCCAGCGCATCAGCTAGCGCAGGCGTGCATTCAAACCGCATGCTTGCCACCGTCAAAGAAGTCGGGGTAGAGCTTCATGAGACCTTGAACGCTCTCAGTCTTCTCAACGATCTCCTCGTCCGTGCAGCCGCATGTGCACTGGTAGACGGCCTTCACCTTCAGCTCATCACCACTGATGGTGAAGCTGATGGTCGGTTGTTCCAAGCCCCGCTCCTGACGAATGAGATTGAAGAGCTTGATCATGGCGATGGTGGCATGTTCAGCCACGTCGAGATCGCTTGGATTGGTACGGGTCTTGATGAGCATTTCAGCGCCTGAATTCGTAGGTGAGTTTGATGGCGTACCACTCTTTGCCGTCACCAGAGAAGTGCACGAGCTGCGCCCACTTCTCAAGTTCGTAGGTGGACTTGTTGCTCTCCAGCGGAGTGTCGATGCGGAAGGTGTTCAGCACCTTCGCAGCCACCAGCGTGCCGAAGATGATCCTCAGCATCAGCCCGTACTGTGGCAGGCTGGGCACCACGTGCTTTGGCTGGAGGTCTCCTCCATTGACACGATAGAGCTGGTTTAGAGCTTCGAGAACGACAGGCTCACATGCCTGCGCTTTGATTGGACGTGATACGATCTTCATGCGCCGTCCTTGACCATGTTGATTGAGTGGATGACGAAGTCCTTGACCTCGCCGAACACCGAGACGGTGCCGTACCCAGCAGTGCGGAAGTCGTAGGACACCCCCGCATCGAGCAGCTCTGCAGCGATCTTCCCTTGCGGGGTTTCCATCAGCACCACATCACCGATCAACTCATTCGCCTCGTTGAAGCGGAGGTTGCCCACGATGTGCGATGCCTTGGCTAGGTCGAGCCCACCTTCTGGCATACCGATCTGACCGAAGAGGCGGCCATGAAGGCCAGCACTATCCTCGACCTTCTTCACGGCAGCTTCGAGAGTTGCGCGTGAATAGATCCGGCCGTTGGCATTGGGAGTATCGGCCTTCATGATGACGACAGTAAATTGTTTCATGAGTAATTGTAACACGCTCAGGTGTTTATCTTGGTCGTTTTCAGGACCGGTTTTGGGCTTTTAGCTGAACGTAGCTGACACCGGGATTTGGATCACGTATTGTGAAGTAGACACCACCTTGCTGATCTTCAAGCCAAAAGGTGGTTCCGCCAGGCTCTTGATACGCATCCATTAGTCCTGTGCTGTTGCCAACCTTGAGGCATAACTCGTGGCCGTTGCGCGTTATGAAATCAATGATGCCAGTTGTATCTTCATCCAACCCGGTAACATCTATTCTTCCAAACATGCCCAACGTTGCCAACACATTGATGGCTCGCAAACCCAATGCGATTTCGCTGTTAGACACCTCGAGATCAATTCTGCCAAAAGCATAACCAGGACTTGTCATCGGTTTCTCCGTATAAATAAGCATTTGCGGGAGAGCAGTCTTGTTCTACGTCTACACGTATTCTTCCAACGGCGTTCCCTACTATGTGGGTAAGGGGCAAAAGGCTAGAGATGTGGTGCATCTCAACATGGCGAAAAATCCAAAGGTCGCGAAAGAAACCGCGTGCATCGCCGAAACGCGCAGGCTTCTAGAAGGTAACTCGCCAGTTGAAGTCAAGCGAGTGGCAGATGGTCTGTCCGAAGTCGAGGCTTTCGAATTGGAAAAAGCGCTCATCACCCAACACGGAAGACGCCAACATGGTGGGCTGCTAGTAAACAGGACCGCTGGAGGGCAGGGCGCCTGCGGCGCGGTTCGATCACCAGAAGAGCGAGCACGTGTTGGCGCAATGTTTAGGGGCATCAAACTTTCACCGGAACGCTGCAAGAAAACGTCTGATTGGAACAAGGCCCATGGTAAGCGGCCACCGCTAAAATATGGCGCAGAACACCCACGTGCGAAGGCGGTTACTGTGCGCCTGCCGGACGGCACACACCACTCTGTACCCTGTTTGAAGGAATTTTGTAGCGTGAATGGGCTAAACATGTCGACGGTCCGCAACACTCTTTACGAGAAGAGACCCATCAAGCGCGGGCCATGGGCTGGCTTGATGCTCATGTGTTGATCTTGGTTGTCTTCAGGACTGGGTACTTCGCTTCCGTGTACCATTTTTTACGTTCACGAAAATGTTTGCGAGCCCACTTCAGACAGGAGTGAACGTCCACACAGTGCACACGATCCTTGTCGTGACCCTTGCGGAGCGACCGGCCGATGGACTGGATAGAGCGGATGAACCCCTTGCCAGCATCGATCATCATGAAATTAAAAATCCTATCGATGCTGATGCCTTGCGAAGCAATGCCGAAGGTTGCGATGACGATGAGGTCGTCACGGTTTTCGAACAAGTGGTACCACTCAGCCCGTACCTCGTTCTCGGTCTCACCTGCCAGGAACACGGAGTCCTTGATCAACTTCTGCAGCGCCTTACCCTGCTTGATCGAGTTGACCAGCACCAGCGTGTTGCCGTACTGGTCTGCGCGAGTGATGACGAGGTCAGCGATCAGATCCAGGCGGGCTGGGTTCTTGTTGATGAATGACCGCTCGGTGCCGTAGTCAGGGAACTCCTCATCTGCTGTCTCTTGAATCTCGATTGGTTCAATCTCGAGCTGAGCAAGGTAGCCCATAGCGATCAGTTCGTGGGCATGGATCTCGTAGAGGATCTCACCGATGGCACCACGCAGGGTCATCTGATCGATCTTTGGTTTCGGGAAGGTGCCCGTGCAGCCGAAGCGGTAGGCGCAGTTCTTGCCATGGTTGTTGATGAGCTCGCCCACCACCTTGGCTGAAGCGCCGTGCGCCTCGTCCACGATGATGCAGTGGAAGCTCTCAACGATGGCTGGGTTGTTCTGCAGCGCCTGCCACGTGGCAACCACGACCGCATGGCTGATGTCCTTCTTGGCTCCGGAGTATGTGCCAACATCAAGATTGCACATCGTGAAGGTGCCAACCGTCTGGCTCACGAGGTCCGAGGATGGCACGATGACCATCGTCTTCAGTTCGTTCTGTGCCATCACATCTGCAAGTGCAGCGCAGATGAGGGTCTTGCCAGCACCCGTGCCAGCGATGATGAAGCCGGAGGTGGCGTTCAGGGCGGCATTCACCGCGTCCACCTGGTACGGCCGAAGCTTGACGCCCAGCTTGTGCTCAGGCTTGCGCAGGAACCATTCGGCATCCATGCGGGTTTCGATGATGTCGACTGGCCGGCGAAGGTCTCGAATCTCGATGTCGTAGCCCCAGGTTTCCAGGTACGGTGTGATCTCGTCCAACAACCGGAAGTAGACCTTCCCGGTCTTGTCAAAGAACCGAACCTTGCCATCCCACCGGCCGAGCTTGTAGAGCGGCATGAAGAACGCGCCCTCGACCATGATGGCGAACTTGTTCTCCAGCACTTGGTGGTCAGGCGGCTCGAGGCCAGAGATCTGGCAGTAGACCTCGTCTCGAACGGTGATGTAGGCCTTCTTCATTGCGCGAAGCGGAAGTGGCGTTCGAGGTTGTGGGAGCGGATGTAGGAGATGGGCTTCGCGTCATGCAGCGGAGCAAGCATGAGACCCGCAGTGCTGAGGTGTGTCACGAGCAGCATGATGCGCATCGTCTCGATGGCAGAAATCTGTGCATCGGGTTCCAGACGAGCAGACACACGCACACCGTTCTCTTCCTCGTAGAAGGTGACAGAGCTGGTGGGGCCAATCGGATCCCACATGAGTACAGGCGGGGTCGACTTGATGGAACTGCCGCTGCTGTTCGAGTAGTTCAGATGGGCGACGCCTGCACCAATCGTGTAGGTGGTTCCCATTGATGGCTGTGGTGCAGCAGTCGGTATCGGCTGGTTGCTGAAGCCGTAGTTCTGTGGGTTGCCAACAACGGGTGCACCATTGCCGACATTGCCGTAGCTGTAGCCGCCATGGTATGGCTTTACTGAGGGATCAGAGGATGACATCTTGTAGTTCCGCAACTCGTAGTTTGGTGATATTCTGCAGCATCCAGCCCATCTGCTTGAACGCCTCGACGATTTCTTCCAGCTTGTCCCGCACGAGGGAGACCTCGATGACGAGCTGATTGTGTGCGACCATCTCAGGGCTACCGGCAATGAAGACGGTAGTCTCGCGGGCTCCGTAGGCGCGCTGGCCCTGCATCAGGTTCTTCAGCAGGCGCGACTCCAGTTTGCAGCTGAAGTTCTCGAGCAGCTTGACGACGTGCTTGGCTTCCTTGGCCCGCTGGCTGTAGAAGGCTTGGTGTTGTGGGAGGGTGCGTGCGATGACCTCGAGTCGCTCACCTGCAATCTCGAACATCTTCTCGGCGCCAGCAATGTCTTCCTCGAAAGCGTCGAGGATAGGACCGAGCTGCTCGGCAAGGCGAGACTCTTCAAGATCGAGTAGAGGACTCATTCGTGACCGCGATTGGAGATGATGAATTCGTCAGTGTTGTAGTCGAAGTCGACCGTCTGATCGACTAGCAGATTCACAGTCTGCATGTCGGCGACTACCTTCGGCACTTGGAGTATTGTACAATCGAACTGACGCTCATCAGCGTTAGGTATAAGGTCCACGTGCTGCCCTGCATGAGGAAGGGTGGTCACCTGGACTCGAAAGGAACTACCCGGCTCCAAGAGTTGAAGGATCTTGGACCGGGCACAGAGAGTGATTCGCATGATAGGGCGGGGCCGTAGTGGCCCTGCTCTATTTACTCGGCTGCGTCGTCGGCTTCTGCCTTCTTCGGCAGGAGCGAGAGCTCGTCGATGGCGGTGCGAACTGCCTTGATGAGCTTGCCTTGTGACACAAACACCGTGGTCTTGGTGTCGGAGTCGGTGTCAACGGTCAGGACGAAGCCGCCGTCGGCGAAGTGGATTGAGAGTCCGTTCATGTGGTTTCCTTCTTGGCCTTACGGCCCTTTGTGGTTGGTGTTTCGTCTTGGTCGACGATGTTTTCGATCTCGTCTTCGCTGGGTTCCAAAGCCAACCCACGAGCAGCGATCGGCACGCACGCTTCATGAGCAAGCAGCTTGAGCGCGATGGTGTCATCGAACTCCTTCTCCTTGAACACGATTCGTTCGCCGTTGATCTCAGCGACGTAACTGAGCTTCTCGCCGGGTTGGGTGCCCTTGCCGGTCACGCCCATTTCAACGAGCAGGTCCAGCAGACCAGACGTCGATGCCATGCCGCGGTTGTACGGCACGTCGAGCTCGACCTTGGTACCCAGCTTTGCGAACCGTGACTTGTAGGTCTCGAATCGCATGCGCACACCGGTGACAACGCCTTCATCCTTCAACTTCAGCTTCGTGACGATGCCGATGATCGAGGACGAGAACTTCGTCGAGTTGGTGATTGCCCAAGCACCGTCACCCATCATGACGTCTTGTGGGTACACGTGGTCCGTCACAAGCATCGTGATTGGCAGCCGACCCAAGTGAGCCACCGCCAGCCGAAGCATTGCCTTGCGGCGCTTGGCCAAGATGCCCTGGTCGGACTTGATCGTACCGTCGCGGTCGTAGTTCTCAAACTCCGTGGTGGAGCTGAGCATCGCCAACGAGTCAAGCACGATGATCGTCTTCTGCACCGCTTCACCGTAGTTGTCCTTGCCGTACGTCTTCTGGTAGTTCGAGAAGAACTCAGCAAGAACGCGGTTGACGTCTTCGATGGTCGCGACAGAGATATAGGTGAGAGCTTCTTCACGGATGTCGCACCCGATCTTCGACAGGTAGTCCACGTCGATGGCGTGTTCACTGTCAAGGAAGAGTACGTGGTAGCCGAGAAGCTGCGCCTGAAGAGCAATGTTCGACACGATGAAGCTCTTGCCAGCGCCGGATGGGCCTGCGAAAAGCGTAATCTTGCCGAGTGGAATGCCCTTCTTGAAGTCACCACTCAACGCGCGATTGAGGGCGTAGTTGCCAGTGCTCAACCAATGTTCGACAGTCCGCAGACCGACTCCCACTGTGTCAAGCTTCGCAACTTCCTTCTTGAACTTGTCAAGGAATGGTAGTGCCATTGATCCTCCTGATGATTAAGAACAGAAGTACCAGTTGCCTAGTACTTCCGTTCTACATGGACCGAGTTACTCGGCAGCGCTGGCTTGTGCAGCCTTGGCAGCAGCGCGTTGGCGGAGCTGCTCAACGACGGACAGCTTCGGAGCTGCGGTCGTCGTGGTGTCTGCTGCAGGAGTTGCAGCAGCTTGCACGGCAGGCTTGGCCGTCACGGCAGGCTTGGCGGCAGGGGCCGGAGCTTCGTCGTCACCACCGCTTTCGGGCATCGAGGCACCAGTCTGATCGGCGATCAGCATGGCTTCGAGCTGCTCACGACCCGTCTTCGGGGTACGGTAAGCCTTCAGGTCGTACAGCGTGATGGCTTCGATGATGTCATCAGCCACGTCGGTCTGCTTCGGTGCGAAGCCAGAGGTCTGGTACGAGGCGTACTCACCTGACTTGGTCTTCTTGATGCGGAAGTTGTAGCCGCCCTTCAGCTCGTACGGAGCCTCTTCCAGATCGCCAGACTTGAATGCTGCCTGGATCTGGTTGAAGATGGCCGGACCGAAGTCGATCAGCTTCACGAGTTGCTCAGCGTCATGTTCGACAGGGCTGTCGATCACGAGCACTTGGCCGAGGTAGCTCTTCTTGCGGTAGTACTTCTTGCCCAGGGTCTGGTTGTGGTCTGGGGACTTCTCGTCGTAGTAGCCCTGCGACAGCGTGCAGATGGGGCAGTCTTCGCCGTACATCTTCAAGCACGCGACAGTTTCCTTCTTGCCGTTGATGACGAGTTCGTGCGTCAAGTTCTCCACAAGGAAGCCCATGCCGTTGTCGTCGTCTTGGTCGGGGAGGAAGCGCACCGTGGAGGTGCTATCGTGGGGAGCCTTCCAAAATGGAAACTTCAATTTCCACGTTTGGTCTCCACCACCGCCTTGGGTCTTCTGGGCGAAGTTTGCGGCGAGTTCTGCGAGTGTCTTCTTAGCCATGGTTCAAAACCTTTCAAAGTTACAAATTGATTGAGTGTACAAAAGTTGCACGTCTTCCGACGTGCAAGGTATTTATACGGAACCGCCTGCTTTCAGCGACTCAACCTGCAAATGTCAGTGTACTGCGGTAACGCAAGTGCTTAACTGACAAGAGCTATTGTAACCAGAAGGGGGACCACGTGGTCCCCCTTTCAGGTCGGTTACAACCTAGACTTAGGTCTCGCGATGGTAGACCTGGATGACTGCATCTACCTCGCTGCCCTTCCACGCAGAGGTCTGCGCGAAGTACTGCTGCTTCAAGGCGGTGTACGGAACCTCCTTGTCGCCACGCGTCTTCTGACGGGCCAACAACGTCTTGAACGTCGTCCAGAATTCCACCGCCACGATCTTCATGTGCAATGCGCGGGCTTGCTGCACGTACTGCGCGCGAACCTTCTTCGAGCCGTTGGTGTTGTCGACGATGACATCAGCCGAATTGCATGGGAACACACGCAACTCCTCGAAGCGGTCAGCGATCCTCGCATTGGCGAAGGCACGAAACGCGCTGTCGTTGGCGAAGGTGTAGGCCACCGCATCGCGGTAGTCTTGCTTCACGTCCGTGCCGGCACCGAACGGCGTCGTCATCTTGTTGAAGTACTCCAAGCGCATCTCATCCAACGACAAGACGACCGACGACCGCTTCTCGTACTGAGCACGCCACGTGGACTTGCCCGAACCTGACGGCCCGACCAAGATGTAGCAGATGCCCTTGCGAGGATCCACGACATGCGTCTCCAACGGAACCGCCTTGAACTGCGCGATCCAATCTGCGACGGCCTTCAACTTCTCTTCCATGCCGTCGCTGATGCGCCCGAAAGCGTCCGACTGCAAGTGGTCGTAGAAGCACTCCTCGTCCTCACGCAAGGTGTGGGCGACGGCCGTGCGCAATGCAGAGACCTTCACCTTGTCCTTGTAGCCGAAAGGCAAGTGATGTTCGATGATCCAGCGGACCTGACGTGCTTCATCCGGCGTGAGCAACTGCTGCAAGAACGGGTCCGTCAACCACGTTTCCGTGAAGGTGACAGCCGAGTCCTGCTCGTGGCCTGCGTACCGACGGTACGTGCCAGAGCCGTCCTTCTTCTCGAGTACTTCTTCGGCAGCAGGCTTGCCCGTGTCGTGGAACAACAAGGCGATCGACGTGATCTTGTTCTGCTGAGGCGTGCGGAGAGGTGCGAGGTTCGTCGCGTACCAGTCCAACGCCATCTCGGTGTGAACCGCTACGTTCTCTTCACGGTGCCAAGGGGAGGCCTCGACAGTTGCGACCAAGCCGGCCCACGCTGGGGTCTGCTTGAAGTGTTCGATGTATTGCTGGTAGTCCATGGAGCCATTATATCACGGCTTCCTGCGGATGTACACCTTTTGTGTGGTCACGTTGATCGCATCGGACTTGATCGTGATGGGGCCGGTGATGTTCAGATACGGCGGCCAAAGATCCTGACGTGTCGGCTTCGGCGCAGCGATTGGCTCGAAGTAGACGACCAGCATGCGTGCACCACCGGAACCCACGAATCGATACTCGTAGCCCTTGATCTTGAAGCCAGGAATGGTCAGGGTCGGCAGCGCGCGCCAGTCGTTGACACCGCCTTCCTTCGTCAGACACTTTCCTTCATCGCGCCACGTAACGAACGAGGTGCGCGGGCAGATGAGGATCTGGCCGTCGGCTGCAGTGTCGTTCTGCAGTGGGCCGAACACCATGACGCGAGGCGCTGTGTCGAACGACACCATGCTCGATGGGCTCGTGCTGTCCGACTGGGGCGGGTGCGAGGAGCCGTGGGCGAACGCCGAGGTGGCGGTCAGAAGGGCGAGGGCGAGGAGATGGTTCATGGTGCGGTGGGTTCTTTGGTGCCGTCGGAGAAGCCAAGTTGATAGGCCCCGTTGAGAAGGAAGACGTGCTTCTTGAGCTCTTCGTCGGTCCAGCCCGAATACGTGCGAACTCTCTTCCCCTTGTACAAAACCTCGGCCTGGCCCGGCAGAAGAAAACCGCGTGATTCTTCGGTGATCTTGTAGGTGTATGGCTTGCGTTGACCGAGGTTCATCGCTGCACCTTCGCTGTGTACGACGGTCCTTGACCCTGCTTTGCTGGCCGCTTGCGGATCGTCTGCTTGTGGGTGACTTGGCCGAACCACTCAGCAGGGATCTCGACGAGCACCCCACGGCGGAGACGGTGCGGCTTGCCATCGATCATCTGCACCTTGGCCCGAGACCGCCGTGGCCGGTTCTGAAGCTGCTCGAGCAGCTCAGCCATCGTACGAGCGGTGAGCGGTGTCTTGGGCCGAAGCTTGCTCATTGCTCTTCAAACCACCGGCGGCCGGTGCTCCAGAGCACCGCGCTACCCAAGACGAGCACCACGAGGATGAACGGGCTGAGCACGATCCACGCGAGTAGATCGAGCACCGGATTCTCAAAGCGACCAACGCGGTTCATGATTGGCTTTCTTGGTTCTGTGCACGAACGACGAAGCGTGCTAGCTCGGTGAGCAGCTCATCCGTCATAAAGATCACGTGACCGTTGGAATCGTGCAGCGTGACCCCAACGCGTGGAATGCGGGTGAAGACGGAGGAGTTCTCCTCACCCGGGTTGACGACTTCTTCCAGTTGACCGCAGTCATTGGTGTGTAGAAGAGTGTGCATGATCAGTCCATCCTTTCGACGGCGTAGGCACGCATTGAAGGGTAGTACTTCTTCAGGACTTCCACGTAGGCACGTGAGCCGGCCATCTTGGCATCCATCCACTGCGTGTGGTTGCCGGATGGGTTGTAGACCTGCAGCCCGCCCTCGAAGTCGTCAGTGCGACCCATGCCGAGGTGCTTGAGCGCAGCGACCAGCGGGCCACGAGCCGGCTTGATCTTCACCCACGAGAAACCGCAGGGATACCACTGCGTGGGGTTGGCATCGATCATCGCCTGCGCAGCGGCCTTGGCTGCGTCTTGCGCTTCCTGGATGATCTTGAATTCAACAGCGTACTTGGTCACAGGACATCTCCATCAATGGTGATTGCTGCCAGCCGATCTTCGGCTTCGCGGATGTAGCTGTCACGCTGGAAGCTGAAGAGCTGGTCCAGCATGTCGTCCGTCAAGAAGATCTGTGTTCCATTGGGTGCCGTCAGCGTGAAGCCGACGTCAGCATGGCGCTCGAACTTCAACTCGTCGGCCTTGCCAACGTTGATGTGTTGGACTAGCACGTGAGATACTCCGGGTGAAAGATGATGGTGAGCGGCTTCCCGAGGTGGTCATGCTCGATTGTCTCCTTGCACAACATGTCGACTGTCGCACCGAAATCGGTGGCGATCACTTCATCGGCAGGAATGTGCTCAAGGTACACGCCGTGAAAACCTTCGCGCGTGTGGAGACTACGAAACGCACATTCAAACGCTTGACGTTGGATGGTCGTGAGACGGTTCATTTGAACGGGAAAGGCCTTGGTTGCGATAGAGTAATTCTATCACAACCAAGGCCCGAGATGTAGATCAGTGTGTAACTGACCTGGCGTTCGTTACACCGGTAGGATTGTCCAGCAGTCTGTGACCTTGCCAGTGGTGACATTGGCGAACCACTCGTAGCCGAACCAGCAGTAGCCTTCTTGGCCGAAACCGGTGCCGAACGAGTTCCGAACGAGGACCATCTGGGTGGCGTCATCGAAGCCGCAGGCGACCATGCAGTGGCTTCCGATCCAGCGAGTTGTAGCTGCAATGCCTGGCTGAACGCCTGAGTACTTCGTCACCGAAGCGAAGGTGTCAGGCACCATGAGCGCGAACAGAACAGGCAGGCCCTGTGTTAGGGCAGTCTTCATTGCAGCGAAGGACTGCACTGACTGGTAGGCCTTGATCTTGGTGCGCAGTGGTTGAGCCACGTTGTAGGCATTGGCATCAGGCTTCGTGACGATCTTGGTCGTGTCATACGGCCATGCGGTCTCAGCAGGAGCACCATACTGGGAGAGGCCCTTCATGGCGTTTCGTGGCTGGCAACCGAAATCGCCGCCAGTCTGGTTCGCATACGAGCGTGCATTCCAGTACACGAACAGGCGTGACAGATCGGAGACGCCAAGAACGGCTTCAACGACTGAGGTGGCAGCATGGGCGACGCACGAATTTGGCAGGCCTTGTTGTTCGATTGGACCGAACTTTGCGCGGAGATCTACTGAAGCCATTTCACTTCTCCCCAGTGAAGATCTGGTCGCGCGGGTCGGCGACATCCTTGATCACGCCCGCGAAGACTTGATCGACTACTTGCTCTACGGCCTTCTCAGCAATCTTCTTTCCGAAGAGGCTGAGGAGCCAATTGATGAACGCTTGCCACATGAAATGGTCTCCCTGAAATGGATGAAGGACCCCGAGGGTCCTTCTATTTATGCTGATGGAACCTGAGTTACTGTGGGCGACGGCGACGATGGAGCATCGTCAACGCAGCCACACCAGCCACAAACAGCGACAGCGTGCCTGGTTCCGGCACTGGTGGGGGCGGCGGTTCAGCCACGGCCAGGATCGTGATCGCCGAGCAGAGTGCCATGCCTTCGAATGACGTCGAGTCACACGGAGGGGCGATCGATGCTTGAGCAGCCGAAGCCGCCAGAAGCATCAGAACGAGCAGCGACTTCTTCATCGCTCAGGCCTTGCGTGCGCGACGAGCTGCACCAGTGAGACCAACCAGACCGATGAGCGCGAGCGCCAGTGAAGAAGGCTCCGGAACCGTGGTCACATCGCAGCTGTTCGTCAGTTCGCAACCGCTACCTGGCAGGATGCTGACGCTCATGAACGACTGATGCAGCGGCTTGCTTGCATACGTGTCGTTGAATGCTGTGAGGGTAGCCCAGTTCGCGCCGATTGCGGCACCGCCGGCCAGAAGACTGTTCGCTTCTGTCTTGGCGCTGTTGAACGCTGCAACTTGGCCAGAATCCCACGAGTACAGCGCGCCCGCGGTAAAGTTTCCGCCAGACAGGTTGCCTGGAGCAGTGTCATACAGCGTTTCCCAGACGGCGAGTTGGAGTGCAACTGAGTCGGTCGTGGTGCCTTGTACGTCACCATTCTGGTTCAGCAGGCCTTGGGTGAAGGCATACGTGAACATCTTGCCGAGGGCCGTGCCGGCAGCAACTGCAGGAAAGCTGTCCTGGATGTACGTGATGCCTGTACCGAACGGAGCTGCACTGGTGTACAGGTCGGTGCAGAACACAGTGTACGGAATGTCATCGAAACCAGCGGTGCCACCGACCGGCAAGAACGTTGCTGACAGAGCGCCAACACCAGCAGAGACGTTCGGTTCACCGGTTTGAACCAGCTTGCCTGCGAGAGCACCAGTGCTGAACCCGTTCAGGGTCAGGGTACCAGTGACTGGGCCAGCAGACGCGGTGAATGCGGCGACTGCCAGTGCGATTGCGGAGAGAATACGCTTCATGGTGAAGACCTTTTCTGTGGTAGATGAGGGGTGCGAAATGCACGGATCAAGAACCCGCAGTGCAACGGCGGTCAGCGTCGATCGCCTCACGGCGATATCGTCCATCTCATTGCGAGATGTCCGCGGCAATTCTATTGTCCTGTGGACAGGATCTGCTGCTATTTATACATTCTAAGCCCACAGGCACCCACGTGTTAACCTTGTGCAGGTTGAACCGGTTCCACATAGACCGAGAATCTCATGCCCTGGGCGAGGTACTTGATGCGCACCTCCATCACCCTGAACTTCACCAGACCATCCACGATCAGGTCGTCTTTACGAGGAACGAACGGCACCGCGTCGGTCTGACTGGTCTGGAGAACGTCGTCGCCCATCAGGACGCAGACTTCGTAGATGCCGTTTGCCATGATCAGAAGTGCGGGTTCTGTTCGGACACAATGCCATCCACCATCCACCAGGTGCCGCCGACCATGCGCCATCCGCCGGATTCCTTGTAGCGGTTGAAGGTCTTGCCGCCGTCGGTCGTAACGCGCCAGCCCTTGGTGATGCGGATGATCTTGCCGCAGGGGTAGTAGTCGCCGTTGAAGCCGTAGGAGACTTCATCGCCGAGACGGGGAGCCGCAACGACGGTGTAGCGCGGGTAGTGGCCGGGACCAGCATCGCAACCGAGGTAGGCTGCACCCTTCATCGCGGTCAGGTACTTGGCCATCGAATCGGCATCGGCCTTGTTCTCGAAATCGCGAGCGCTGATCCAGCCGTTGGCATCCACCAACAGGGTAGTGCGCAGCTTGGCCCAGATGTTGGGGCCGCAGCCGGGATGGGTCTCGGAGGTTTCGACTGGGAGTCCGTTTTCGAGTCGGATGTAAAGCATCTGAAGCTCCATTGGGTGTATGTTGCAATTATACACTGCAACCTGCGCCCGTGCAAACTGTTACATCTTGTTGCAGGCTTGGTGGTAGAGTAAGACTTCCATGGACATTGCTTGAATCTCCCATGGATGTTCAAGCCACGGGGTCTTCTCAAAGTCGACGATCTTGCCCATCCAGGATCGTAGGCCACCCTCGAGGATCTTCATGGCTCCTCGAATGAACTGCTTCACGTGGATCATCTCATGGGCGAGGGTGCGACCGATGTTGTCAAGAGACATGGAAGACTGCAACACGATCCAGTAGAGGTTGCCAAACTGCATCGTGATGCCATCGGCGCCGTACTCAGATCGAACGTCCTTTCGGAGGGTGATGAGGAGCAACGCTTTCGAACCAACGATCCTCAGCTCACGCGCTACCGCGTTTGCAAAGCGCTCGATGGACTTCTTGTTTCGTTTGGCCTGTACCTCGATTAGCATCAGACACGCCGCTTCTTCCAGTCGTAGGCAACGCCGTCAGGGCACTTGCCATCGACGATGGAGTCGACGCCGGGCTTGCCTACGCTGTCAGGGTTGTCGACAGACATGCAGACATGGGTGGCACTGATCGTGCGCAGGTGCTGCATGCGGTCAAGAGCCTTGGACATCTCGTCCATGCCGAAGTACTCGGCTTGTGGCCAGCGGTCGCCAGCAGGGTCCGGCTTGTGATAGTAGATAACGATTGACATAGGACCAATTATACACTGATCCTACTACAATTGTTGCTCTTTACAACCTGTTACTTGTTGAACCTAGGGGTCTAGGTTCAACAAGTCGACTGGACGGGCGGTTCTTAGAGAGCTGCGATCACGAATGCGAGCAGTTCCTCGTATCGAATACCGAGGCGAGTAACCAGTGTAGCTCCTGCAGTTTCTGCTGGTACAGTCTCGCCATTCAGCGTGTACCAAGTGTCCTCGCAGAACAAGCCGTAATCGTTGGCATTCAATCCAGCAGCAGTAAATGCAGCCTGGACGTCTTGAGCAATCACACCCACGTGAATGCGAGCTGCAGCACCCTTGGCAGCAACAGCATCCTTGAACTTGAAACGGCGGATAAGACCCTTGATTGCCGTTGCAACCTGAAGCTCCGCGGCTGACAAGGTAAGAACCTGCTCTTTCAGGTTTGCATCAGACGTATTGATTACGCTTGAGGAAGCATAGATAGAGCCCCAACGATATGACATGCTTCCAAGGCTTGCCATACCATCCATCACTGGCGTCAATGAGGATTCAATTTTGGTATTGCCCCATATCGTAGTGCTCGTGGAGTCAATTGAAATCTTCTTTGCATTACTAGCTCTGATGTAAACGCCACCTGAGTATGACGACGACAGCACAAGACTACCAGACATACCGCAGTCCATTACGGATCCGCTAGAATACCCAACGTATGCATCGCTCATACCTGAGAGTGTCATTGATAGATAACCAATGCGCAATGCAGCATTTGTGCCACTCGACATTCCCATCGCGCTCATCGTACCAATTGCGATGCCCGAAGAACCCGTTCCGCTGTATGAGCCGTCAAGATACAGTTGAGCATTATCCATGGACATTGATGATCCAAGTTTAATGCTGCCGCTTCCGGTGTTGCCACTGCTTGAAAAGATTGTGGCTCCCATATAAGAGAAGGTCTGGTTACTTGTCCAAGTGTTCGAAGCAGTCAGACTGGCGCCACCACTAGACGCATTTTGCCAAGACGGAGAACTTGAAAGTCCACCTGAAGTCAGTACTTGGCCAGAATTACCTGCACTGCCATTTATTACAAAAAGTGCGTTGGATGAGAAAGTCAAAGAATTGCTATTGATTGTGAGGCCACCGAAGCAACTCGTTGCTCCACTTACCGAGAGCGAAGTCAAGGTGCCAACAGAATTCAGTGACGAGGCGGTGACATTGGAAGCCAATGTCGTGCCGGTCAAAGTGCCGGCGGCCGCGGTAGGCGTTAACCATGTAGGAGAAGCTGATGTACCTCTCGAGGTAAGCACTTCGCCGGCAACACCAGCCGTGGTTCCTGTGTTAGCGGCGTTTTTCAAAAATAGTTGACTAATTGCCAAGCTCAAATTAGTGCAAGCTAGCTCGATAGTGGCTGCGGTGTTGCTACTAGGTGTACGGAATGCGGTAAACCATGTACTTGAAGTGTTCAATGCGTCATTGGCGAACTTAAAGCTTACTTGACCAGTAGTCGTCTGGTCAATAACCATAAGCTTGGTATTAGCAGCAGCACCGGAATTTGACAGCCATAGCGACGGAAGGCCACTAGGGGTACCGGCATAAACACCAGTTGTGCCAATCGTTGCGCTCGGGACCAGTGATGCTGTGGCGGTCAATGTTGTAACTGCAGTCGTTGGTGTCGTCCACGTAGGAGTAGCACCAGCGCCAGCAGAAGTAAGCACTTGACCAGATGTACCGGCAGAGGCACCAACTTGCAGTGGTGATGAAGCACCAGCCAAGTTGAGAGCACCAGTCTGTGTGTGGGTGCCGCTAACGGCAAGTGAGCCGAGCGTGCCTACTGAAGTCAGTGATGAGCCAGTGACACTGGCAGCAAGTGTAGTACCTGTCAGCGTTGAAGCATTGACAGAGTTGCCACCCAACTGGGCGAACGTCATCGCTTGGGTGCCGACTGCAGAAATAGTGGCAGTTTGTGTCCAAGTGGTGTCGCTATTGACCGTGCCGTCAGTGGTATACACTGCAGCGCCGTTGACTTCACCAACGTCAGGTGATCCGTCCATATCAGCAGCACGCGTCCATGCGCCCGCTGCAACAACGTAGACACCATTCTGTGTAGCTGTCGTTTGGTTCTTCGCCAACACTCGGTCACCAGCAACAAGAGCTACGCCGTCAACTGTCTGTGTGCCTGACAGCGTGATATTGGCGGTGGTAGTTGCACGTACTGCATTCTTCCAAGAGAGACCTTGCACCAAACTGTCAACATACGACTTCGTAGTCAGGTGAACAGAAGACGTTGGGTCTGCTGCAACCACATTACCGGTCACGGTAAGTGAGCCGAGGGTGCCAACGGATGTCAACGATGACGAAACGACATTCGTGGCGAGAGTTGTGCCGAGCAATGTAGCTGCATCTGCTGCTCCAGCTGAAACCCAGGCAGTGCCGCTGTAGACATACAGCGTACTATCAGTTGCTCTGAAAAACAACTCGCCGGCGTTAGCGATCAGTGGAAAAGACGTACCGGTTTCAACCGATGCGTTAGAAATTGAAGAACCTTCGACGAGACTGATGCCGTCATAAAGCATGGTGATACCTCCAGTGATTAACGGAGGTATTTATAGAAAGTCACCTCTAGGCCAGGAACGGAACTGGATCATCCCCGAACTGATCAGCCTCGTCTGCAGGGTTGACATACTCGTTGACCTGCTTGAAGGCTTCGTCATTCCACTCGGACAGTCGCTTCAAGAGGCGGATGATGCCGACGGTAGCCATCACAGCATCGTCGGTGCTACCTGCCTTGGCCTCGTAGGAACCGCCCTTGGCCACGAAGTTCTTCAGTTCATAGAGCAGCAACTCGGAGTTGATGTTCAGGCCGTTCTTCACCTTCTCGATCAGCTGCTTCAACTGCAAGCAGGCCAGGATCTTGGTGCGGCCAGTGGTGTAGACACCCAGCTTGCCAACAATATCACAGAACAGCTCAGCATGTTCAGGCTGCTTCTCGTCGTTCTGGTAGAGCGCAGAGACTGCCTCACCGATACCGTTCCGTTCGAATGTCCACAGCACCTCAGCACGTCCGCGTCCTGCGTAGCCACTCAGCTTCTGGATGATCCACTTCAGCTTCGCGTAGAGGAGTGGGATGTTCACGTCATTGGTACGGTACTCAGCAATCTGATTGAGCTGTGGGAAGTCGAACACCTCGATGACCGAGAAGTCCTTGCCAGATCCGGTTGCAGGGTCGCATGAAACCATGTACGTCTTCTGACCGCCACCGAGAGATTCATCAGGCACCCAGAACTTGAAGCCCATGTCCTCATGGTGCGCAGGTATACCCTTAAGCTGGTGGATCTTCAGCGAGTTGATCAGCATAGCGTCTGACGATAGGAACTCGCAGCCAACTTCCTGGCGGCACTTCAACAATCCGAGCTGACCGACCATCAAGTCCCAGTATGCGTCGCTACGTTCTGGGTGTTCACGCCAATGCACCTCGAATGGCTTGTAGCCATTCGTGCCACCCATGGCACCGCGCCACAGCTGAGCGAAGAGTTCAGTGTCGCCGTTTGGCGTAGACGAAATGATGGCTGAACCGCCAGTAGACAACGTTGGTGTTAACGAAGCCCACAGCTCTTCCTGAATCCGCGGCGAGATGAAGGCCAATTCGTCAAGGTAGATCTTGGTGATTGCAAGACCCCGGCCCGTCTTCTCAGTCGTGGCTTCAGAGATGATCCGCGTGCCGTTGTCGAATTCAATATTGTGGCGATTGTAGTATTTGACGCCGCACTTGATCCATGTTGGTAACTGTTCGTAAGCGAACCGAATACGGGCGGCGATCTCAAGGGCGTGGGACTGGTTCTTCGAGGCGATCAGCAGCGTGCTGTCCTTGTTGAACATGCCGTACCACAAGAGATACATGGCTGCGGTGAGGGTCTTACCACACTGTCGAGGTTGCAGTGTGCAGACGAAACGGTTCTCCTGCATGCAGCGAACGAACCGTTCTTGGTAGTCGTACAGATCAAACGGGATGGTGCCCTTGGTCGGGTGCTGCACCATGATGTACTTGCGCATGAAGTGGACCGGGTCCTTCTGACACCGGGCCAACTCCTGAATCATTTGCGGCGTGTATTCATCCGTCGCAAATGCCCGCTTGATTTGGGTGTTTTTCACCGAGTGAACTCACACATGTATTCGCGGTTGAACGCCTCTTGGCCAATCATGCTGCGACGTTCCATTGCCCACATCTCGTCAGCCCATGGTACCATTGACCACGAGATGTTGACAGGAACGAAGGCCAAACCGCCACGAAGTGAAGCACCCTTTGATGCCATCTCCCAGAGCGCCTTAAATGGGTTCTCTGGCAGCCCCTCACCCTGACATGCAGGAGTAGAAGCAATCACGAGCTTGGTGTTACCGCCATACAAGCAAGGGCCGAAGTTCATGGCCATCTCTTGGTACGGGCCGTATGGCATATGCGCTGCTTGGTCGACGTAGAGCAGTGATACCGAAAGACCACGCCCAGCGTGTGCAGAGCAGGCAGAAAAACGGATGCTTGATCCATTGTGGAATTCGATGCATTGACGGTTGAAGTACCTGATATCGCAACGCAACCAAGATGGCAGTGCATCATGCATCTGCTTAATGCGTTTACGCATTTCCACACCAAAGTCAAACTTCGGCACGATGACCAGTGAGGTGCGATTGCTCTGGAACATGGCATCCCACAAAATGTAGGCGAGCATCAGAGTCGTGGTGCCCATCTGGCGTGCATGCTTGCAGACGATCTTGCGGTGATGCGGGTTGTGGACTGCGTCGAGCATCTGGCGCTGGCCCTCATAGAGCTTCATGTCAACTTGACCATGAACTGGATGCATCACCTTGACGTATTTCTCGATGAAGTAGGCAGGATCCTGCATGCAGCGCACCAGCTCGCCCTTCTCTTTTTCGGTGTAGACGTGTTCCAACGGATACACACGGCCTGGGCTGGACTTGATGGAACCTTGGATGCTGACGTCAGCAACAGCTTGTGTCTTGGCGCGCTTGGATAGGATCAACATTGGAGAAGTCTCCTTGAAGTGGATCCTGTATTTACTTCTCGGCGGGGGTCATTTCTTGACGTTGATGACGGTGTATCCACCATCGCGCTTCACGAGCGTGAAGTCGTCGTCGGCCTGTGCCCAACCGAGACTGATGCGTTCTTCCATGTCATGCTCGAAATCCCAAGCATACACCGTCCCGCGCTGGCCGATGCGCTGGACGGTGCCGATATAGTAGGTGACCTTGCCACCGGGATCGCCAACGGTCAAGTCCAACCGCACAGGAACATCCTTCTTGATCAGCTTGTCAATCAGCGTCAAGAGCATGGAGTATTCCTCGAAGAGTTCACGTGTCTTCATATCGACAATGCCCCGCCGTTCTCTCGTATAGTCCAGATGCCATCTTCTTTGGTAAGTGATATGCCGATATCCTCGTCCCGCTGACCAAGCGTAAAGCCGTTATCGGACAATACGACTCTGTTGCCTTCCATTTTCACGATAGGTATCATCACGTCGGTGCGGATCTTTTCTGGCCACGGCCAGGTTTTGACGTACACCTGCACCTTCTCACCCTTCTTCAGGAGATTGCTGATCAAGCTAGCCAAGAGCACAGTTTCCGCTTCAGCTAGGAATTGCTTGAAGGTCTTCACATCAGTATCGGTTTCCCGCCCTTCTCACGAAGCGTCCAGATACCCTTCTCCTGCTTGAACTTCATGCGATCATCGTCATCACCAAAGAATTCGTCTTCAGTGTCATTGAACTCGAACCAAGTTTCGTTTGTGTCAGTCTTGACCCACATGCGCCGGCTCTCGGCCTTTACGATCTGCTTCAGACCTGTGTCAGCCTCCCCGCCAGGATTGAATATCTCCACGTAAGCCTGAACCTTCTCGCCCTTCTTCAGGAGACTGGCAATCATGCGCGCAAGCAGTGGCACGCTTTCTTCAGCCAGAAATTCCTTGAAGGTCATCATTGGTCGATCACTCGGAAGTAGCCCCTCTTTGGATCCGTTTCATCGCCGGGGCGGGAGTCAGGGCCAATTGCAGGTGGAATGCGTTCGAGATCATAACGATCGTCATCATCATTCTGCATCGGGATCATGTAGTATCTGCGGTTCGTGTAGACTTCGATCTTGTTGTCACGAACAGAAACGATTTCACCGGTAACGTGGCCCTCAGGTGTATTCGCCACCCAATCTATCCGGCGACGGTCAGCTTTGAGTTTCATGAGAAGCTTCCACACGAGCGGCAGCTTGAACTCTTGCTGTAGGATTTCGCTGATCTTCATTCTGCATTGTCCACGAATTGATCACAAGCACTGTTGATGGCAGCGATCACCTCTTCAGGTGATAGGTTGGCCCTTTCCTGTCGCATCGATCCGCCCTTGTAGATCTGCATGTGCCAGTTGCCGTCATGCTTCTGGTAGAATATGTCGCTGCTGCAATTACCACCAACATTGACGGTGATAGAGCCGTTCTTGTTTGTCTTGACCAAGTAACCAGCCTTGTCAATCAGCTTGGTCATGAGCTTGACGTTGAAGGCCTTGTCGTCTTCGTCTTCGAGTAGTTGATGAACCTTCATACCTTGAAGTCCTCTCCTGGCATTACGCTCAGAACCCATTCATTGTCATCCACCTTACCGAGGTGGAGCGCATCATCATCTTCAGGAAGCAGTTCGAACCATGTGTCTGTTTTGGTCTCGATGACATCTCCATGCCTGTCAAGACGTTCCTTCGGTTCCTTGAAATTGATCTGGATGTATGGAATGTTGGCAGGCACTTTGTTATCTGAACGCAGCGTCACTGTGCCGATGTGACCGGGTAGTTCACTGTGAATGGTGCCACCATCAGCAAGAATCTTCTTGATTGCTCGGAAGACAAAGGAGCTTCGGCCTGGTTCAAACTCTTCAGCCATCAAGTTCTTCTTGATGCGGCGAATGACTTCATTTGCATCGCCCTTCAGATCAAGCCGCTGCAGTGCATCTCGCAGTTCATCATGTGCAGACTCGACCCAATTGAAACCTATCCAGGGGCCATTGATGTGCTTTCCAATCTTTGGCATCCAATCGAACATTGGCTTCACGTCAGGGTAGCGTTCAATTCCGGCTCGTAGGATGTCATTCAGCATGTCGAGATCGGAACCCTTAGTCAGCTGGTAACCGGTGCGGAACTGCAGGCCACCTACGTAGATGCCGTAGTCCTCGAGACCATCCACGCCCCGGGTGCTCTTCACATCGGTGACTGTGAAGAGTTTCTTCTGCACGAATTGGACAAAGCGAAACAGGTCCTGGGCAGCCTGATTGCCAGCCTCCTGCTTGCGAGCAAGTTCTGCTTGAACTTGCTCTTCCCAGTCGGGTGATAGGACTTCAGCTACCTTCATGCGTCCACCAATTCGTAGTATCCAGCCCATTCGCCATCAGCAATTTTGTGGATCTTGTAGCTGTCATCGACAGGAGTTTGCAGCATGAAGAAGCTGTTGCTAACGTTTCCCGGTTCGCGCGGCTTGCGCGAGTGATCATAGATGATGTGCTCGTCCTTGATACGGATGATGCGACCAACAACGTGTCGCTTGTACGATCTCATGCCAATATCGCGGGTGCCGGTGTGTTCACCTTTGCTATGAGCGTTGAGCAGGACAGTTTCTCCCTTGTCTAGCAGCTTTTGCAGCCAGAACAGGAGATCACTCTCTTCCTCGAAGAGCTCCGTGACTTTCATGGGTGTGCAATTTGGGCGTGTACGAATTGGTGCTTTGAACGGTCGATCTTGCCTGTCTTGCGGTCGATCTTGCCACCATACAACTCAGCCTGGCGGTGAACACGGGCATTCAGTTGCTTCATGGCTTTCATGATCGTCTTCTGATCAACAGGCCCAGCGGGCGTGCCGTCAAGCAGCTTGAAGTCAGGATCAAAGAGCTCGGCTACTTTCATGAGAGGTTGTCCATCTTGTACTTGATCTGCGCCACGATGCCTTGCAGTTCCTGGTACTTGTTGACGAGGTAGCCTTCGGAGATCTTCTCACTCATGGCTTCGAGACCATCATGGAGCTGGTGCACGAATGCAACTGGATCCTGTTCATTGAAGGGATTGGGATCAGACTGCTCGATGTGCACTTCATCCTGACCGTGGGCGCCCATGTACATCTCCATCAGGCTGTCAGCAAAGTCAGTGAGTGCTTCATACAGCTCACCCAAAGCGAGATGCTGAGCGAAAGACTTGGTCTTCCAGTGGTGCACGTGAGCGCAGCGCTGGGCCATGAGTAGATTGCGGATGATGTTTTCCATGGGAATCCCTGTTCTAGTTGTTATTTACGGGCAACAGACGCACCTTCGTGCATCCTCTCAATCGGTTCGCCAACGAATTTGGCACCGTTCTTCCACTTCTTGAACCAAGCGGCAGCTTCCCGTTTGAAGGAGCCATACTGGATTCGATTCATTGGACCTTCAAAGCTCGGGTGCATCGAGACAAAGAGCTCGTAGTGCTTGTCCCAGAGCTTGCCGCCCCAATCTGATTCGAGAAAGTCGTATGCCTTCTCTAGGTTTGCTTCTGACTGTCCACCCTTCATCTGGCCATCTTGGCAGAGTAGGTCGACAATCTTGTGGATCATGCCGCGTTCGGCAGTGTCGTTCTTGTACTGGCCTTGATCGCTCTCAGTTACCTTTGCACGCTTGGCAGCATCGGCTTTGATTTTGGCAACGAGCTTGGTTGGTGTGAGACCAAGCACTTTGGTCTTCTTCGCCTGACTGTCATACGGTTGGTCAATGTAAAGCTGCCATGTATCTTGAGCTTCACTTCCACAGTAGAAGTCGTAGGCCCAATTGCCCTTCATGAACTTTGCAGACATGTCGCCCATCTCTACTTGGTCAAATCCGTCGGCCACCAATGCCTTCTTGATCATCTTGAACGAGAAGTCTGCATCGCTGGCATCGAGGTCGATTTCCTCAGTCAGCCCCAGCTTCTTCGTACCTGTCTGCATGGCCTCGATAGCCCACTTCCTGAACTCGTTCACGTCATAGGCTTCATCTGCAGGAACCTTAATGCCAAGACCCTGTGTGAAGTGGCCGTCTTTGCCGGCAGTGTAGGATGCCCCGCCCTCGTATGCATCGTTGTGGCCTCGGATCGTGCTTGCCGAGAGTTGCACGTTGACAGGTTCACCCATCAGTTCTTCAACTTCGTACTTGATGTAGTGATCGTAGTGTTGATCTCTTACTGCAATGTACGGGCCGTAGAGGCGAATGACTTCTGGCCAATGCGAGAACAACCATTCGATCTCGGCTTCGAGCAGCAGATATTCGCCGAAGGTCATACCTTCGGACAAGCCCATCATCTTCTTGAAGACGTTGACGACCTTGCCCCAGTACCAGTGACCGCGTCGCTTGCCCTTCTTGATGGCATGCTTTGCTTCTGCCCACTTGTGTTCGGCTGTCTCGATGGAAACGCCTGCGCGCTCAGCGCTTCGTTGTACGAATTTAGTCGGCACTTGGACCTCGGAGGTTGATGATTCGAAGTGCAGCCAGATTGTTGGTGACCCACCACTTGAACTTCAGATCTTCAAAGACTTCATCTCTGGCAACTTCAATGTCGTTGTAGGCATCGCGACTTGGAATGTTGATGTTCCACTCACAGACATCGCGGCGCAACCGCTGCTTGGCAGAACCAATGATGTCATCTTCCATCAGGCGCCTGATGAACCATGAGTGGAGATTTTCTCCACTTGCAGAATCACGCTCCATGTAGTAGCCGTTCTTCAGCATCATGATGTCACCTGAGTTCTTGCCCTCTAGGAACATCTTGAAGGTGACTTGCTTGCCTTCCTTCATGTGCTTCACCATGTAATGGATCTTGCCATTAGGCGACTGTATCTGAACGAAATCAACACGGGCATGGAAGAAGCGTATAATCCAACGACCATCTGCAGTGGCAACGATTGCATGATCACCTTCCTTGGCTACGTCAAGAAGTCGCTCATCAAACTCTTCTGGCTCCAAGCGCAGCAGCTGCTTAGTATCAAGCAGCTTCTCAACCTTGTTGCGAACTTCAGCATCGATATTCATTTGATAAACACCATGTCAACGTAATCACCATTGTCTTCTTGGTCAAAGAGAACCCATCCAGCCTTCTTCAAGCTTGCTGTTCTCTGCTCGATCTTTGCATCAGCTTTTTCTGGTGTCAGCTTTTCGATATCAACACCAAATGACCTAGCTTGGGTACCATTCATTACAAGCTTGGCAAGCTTCTCACGCTGTTCTTGCTCCATCCACATGCCAGCGGCCGAGCCTTGGCTGTCCAACCAATCTATGATGCTGGTAACGGGATCCTCTTCCTTGTTGCCAAGAATGCCACCCTTCGCCATGACGACCTTACCACCTGACAGCTTGGTCTTCATGGTCTCATCACCATTGTACGAGTACATGTGATGCTCGATCTTTGATCCGGGGTTGAGCTTGACCATGTTGTCATGGTGGGCTTTGGCGGCACGCTCATCATCGAAGTAGGATCGTGCATCATGCATTTTGTTTTCTGATCCATCCTTCTTCAACCGATGCAGCCAAACTGGTTTTGCATCTTGCGCCTTTTTCTTGCGAGCCTTCATAGCATCAGAGCCGAGATCCTCATTCACTGGCACGATGTCGCGTAGGTGCAGTCTGACCCAGTTAGTGAATGCCTTCTCGTCGTTGAAGGCAGACTCCATACCGATGTTAGAGACTACACGCTTGCCACCACCATCCGTTGCTTCGAGCTTCCACTTCATGTTGCCAAACGAATTCGATCGCGTAGCATCTGCAAAACCTGGGCTGTCATCCATCAATCGCTTCACGGTGTAGGTGACGTATGAAGCATGCGAACGTGGGAGATCCTTCTCCATGTAGAAGCCGCGGCCCATCATCCAAATCTTGCCTGCTTCGTCACCAAATTCCACTGGGCTCTGATCGTCCGTGTAGGTGCTCTCGGCCATGAAGGCTGGTAGCTTCTTCTCGACCCAAGCATAGAAGTCTGGGCGAATGTGTTTTGGAGTCAGAGGACGCCACAGTTCAGACGTTGGCGGATGATTACGATCGGGATCCAGCATCTTGAACATCACATCACCAACGATCAACCCGCTGGTGATAGTAGCTTCGCCGCGCTCAGTGGTATCATCATCCATAAGACGCTTGATAACCCAGATACCGTAGGCAGGGTTTTTAACCATTTGTGCCTTGCTGTTCTGCGCATCGAACTCCAGGTAGTAGCCACCCTTCAGGTAGACCTTCCCATCATCAAGGACCTTAACTTCAGAAAGCTTCATACTTCATCTTCACGGGTGACAGTACACACCCAACGCCATTCGCTCGGGCGAAAGTATTCATCAAGTGTTTCCAAGAATTTCTTGAGCTTTGCTAAGTCATCCAGCCCAAAGTGGACGAGACTAGACCCAAGCCGGCCTGGCTTATGTTTGATGATCTTTCGCGCGATGGTTATGATGGCATCTTGATCAGCATCTGTCTGTTCAACTGAAAAGCCCTGTTTCACTTCGATATCGACTTCGAGATAATCACACATGAGCGAGAACTTAATGGCAGGCAGGATATCCTTCCCGCTGTGCACAAAGAACAGATTAGGATCATGCTCAGAAGCGATCTCGAAGAGCTTCATACCTTCTTGAACTCCCCGTCAACAGCGATCATCTTCATGATGTCTTCACGTGATGCAACGACCACGTTGTTCTGTGTCTTGCCAGCGTAGGGCACGAAGGCATTCGTCTTCTTGCGATCGCTCTTGACCTTGGCACGGGTGGCAGCAGCGTTCAGCGCGATGTTTAGGTAGTTCGCGGCAACTTCAGCATTGCGGGCAGCGTAACGCGGCTCCACAATCTCAGTGTAAGCCATCTGATTCTGGAAGGTGTCGTAAGCAGCATCGTAGACCTGGTCGATCTTCTTGTTGATCTCGATGTCTTCCTCATCAATCTCAGGAGCAGGAGCTTCAGATTGCAGAGCAGCAAGCTCGCCTTCTGTGGCTTGCTCGTACTCAACGATCTCGGTTGGCTGCTCAGTCTCAAACAGCTCATCGAGCGGGTTGACAAGCTTGGACTTCACTGGCATCATACGGCTCTCCCCATTGCAGGTGGTTGTTTCTGGCGGATGCCGGCAAACATCGTCTTCTCGGTGACCACGCGGAAGGTGGCGCCGTGTTGCTCAGCAAAGATGGCCGCGGCTTTCCACTTGGCATCATTGACGGCAAGTGCCTGCAGATCCCGAGGTGTAGACTTTGGCGTGGCGACAGTTTCCTTGTATGGCTTGATCTCGACGATCTCCTTACGCAGGGAACCATCCTTGTGTTTATAGAGCACGACAATGTCAGGGAAGTAGCGGTGCACGCGCATGTCGAGAGGACTCACATACGGAATGTACAGCTCTTCAGAACCCCACCGCAGAATTGCAGGGTTGGCATCAAGCCACTGAAAGAACCGCAACTCCCACGAACTTCTCCACACCACATTGTTTACGTTACCAACGTATTTCTGTGGATTTTTAGGAATGAACCGTCCTCTTGCTGTTGCCATTATGTCACCTCGAACAGCATGTCAAATCTAAACGGATTTGGTTGCTTTAGTAACCACGCATTGATTGGATGATCTTCAGGTAGGTTGTTATCATACTGAAGCGAGCCCTTGCTTTCCAAAATGCTCTGCGTGCGGCGCTCTATCATCTCGGCATACACATCAGCGGGCGCTTCATCATGCCATTTTTTGAGTGATTTTTCCCAAATGGCGTGTTTAGCTTCTGCTGTTACATGGGAAGCATTCATCCAACCATACGCTTGCTTGCGTTGTTCGTCTGTCATCAATGCATTAGATTTCTTCTTACTGATGGAGATATTCTTTTTGCGCTGTTCTTGGCCACCAGCCCACTGTTGTGATACTGCCTTTGCTGTCCGTTCCTTGAATTTAGCATAAGCAATAGGATCTGCCTTCAATCTAGCTTTGGCCAGCTTGGCTCCAGCAGAACGACGAGCACGCTCTTCCTCCGACATTATTCTTGTAGCCATCAAGAGACTCCAGGATCGGTGGAAGTGGTGTAGGCCGTAACTGTCGGTGCAGAGGTAGAAGTAGAGTCACCTAGCAAAGATCCACCGGTGCCACCAGTAGCAGAGCCGCCTGCACCACTATTGCCTGCACCCTTACTGTTTGTGAAACCGGTCTTGAACTTCGAGAATGCATTAGAGATTCCATTGCCTGCGCTGGTAGCAGAAGATCCTAGGAAGTCTCGTGATGCAGCGCCAGTCAAGTTGCTGACAGAACCGCCCAGCACTCCGCCAAGACGCTGTCCAATGTCAGTGGCAAACTTGCCGTTACCGGCAATGGACTTGACTGCGCGATTCACCGCAGTCGATGTTACGTTCTGTGCGCCTCGGGTGGCCGCACCCGAGAGAATGTTCACGTATGGATTGTTGCCTCCCGCCTTTGTGAGAATGCCAGCAGCGCCAGTTTTCCCATCGACAGACTTGCGGCCTGATAGAATGTCAGCAGGAGCACCTGTGATATTCTTGCCCACCACTTCATGGAAGGATGGCGAGTTGATTGTTGAGATGCCCTTGTTGTGGACCATCTCCATCCAGTCGTAGTCGAACTGCATGGTGAGCAGAGATGGATCAGAGCTGTCATGTGTCAGGTCATCGAGGTCGAATGACACCAATCGCGGGTTGATGAAGTCGTAGATGTTTTCCTTGACTGTGTTCTCACCATTGGGATCAGCTGCAGAATTGTCGAGGAACATCTGCTTGATGCGAATGACGTCAATGGCGCCACCGAAGTCAGAGTTGATGACGCTTCGGTTGGCAGTGCCCTTAGTACCAAGAATGTTCTTGACGAATGACATGCCCGTTAGACCTGGTGCAGGCGTTGAGCTTGGCAGCAATCCAGTGTTGTCGCGTGCGAAGCCGCTACGAGTAACAGGTGAGTGAATGTACATCAGCAACCGGAAGAACTCGAACACCCGATTACCAACGTCATCCATGAACGTGATGGTCATTTCGCGGTGCTTGATTCGCTTCAGCGCTTTCGTGCGGAAGTTGTATTGATTGACGTCATCTTCGTATTCGAAGTCAACCTTTGGGCGGTCAACAGTCTTGACCATGAAGGTGAACTTGCTGTCTTCTAGCAGATCAACGTGGGCGAACCCCTCGGCCTTGAGGCCATCAAGCACTGAGCGCTTGAACTTGAACTCGACCTTGAAGAGGAACTTGAGCTTGGGACGGTAGTCAGTGCCGACAAGACCTGCTGCGTAAGAGGTCGCGTCCCATGTCCGTGCGGGACGGGGCTTCTTGCCATCGGTAACACTGTCTGAAGCGCTGCCGCCAGGTGGCTTTGGCTTTCCCTTGATTGCACCGCGGACGAAATCCTCGACGCCATCCCCGATTTGCCCTGCACCCGTGCTCTGGACAGAACCAGTTGTCGACTTGAGAATCGACTTGAGGTCGTTGGTTGGTGATGTTGCCATTAGATCTGCCTGCAGAAGGTGTTCTATTTATGACCACCCACAAACAACAAGGGGCTCCGAAGAGCCCCTTGAGATTGGAAGTGCGATGCGTCTTAGGCGTTGTTGCCGCCGAGAGCAGTGCCGTAGCCAGCGCCGGATTCGATGTGACGTGCGTGGTCAAAGCGGATGGACATCGTGATCGTGGCAGCTTCAGAAGCCGAGTAGTCACGGTCACCGAAGTCGACAGAAGCGAAGTAGCAACCTTCGAGCATCCACGATTGGACAACGCCTTCGTTACCGTCGAGCTGGTCGATGGTGGCAGCGAACTTGTAGTCAGAACCGGTAGCAGCGGTGTTGAGCCAACGGCCGTCAAGGTCAGCACCGATCAGGCGCTGCATTGTCTCGGCTTGGTTCTTGATGACAGTGGCTGCGAGGCCAGTGATGTCGTCTTCAACGGTGACGTTGATTGGTTCCCACGAGTGCTTGCCAGCGATGTAGGCCACCGAGTTGTAGCGGTGAAGCGCCACTTCTTCGTAGGTCAGATTTGGCAGCGTGATGGTCGTGACCTGCATTGTGAGGTCCTTGCCATTCGTACCAGATACCAGAGCACCGATGTTCTTGAACGTGATGCGGAACTTGTTCTTGAGACGTGGGTGCAGGATACCTGGACCTGCGCCTGGGATACCGAAGTTGCTGAGATTTGCCATGAGTGCTCCTGCTGAGAGGGAGTTGTTCTTACCACCTATTTATGCTTGCGGCATGTATGGGCGACGTTTCTGGGTCAGACCTTCTTACCGTCCTTGTAGATCGTGTCGAAGGCTTTCACAATAAAGCGCTCTGATCGCTCAGCAAAGACGCCTCGTTTGAGAATAGCAATGCGCTCTGGGGTCAAGTCACGAGCTCGAAGACCATGCTGAAGGAAGCAATGGACAGGAACTGGTACATCACCATTGGCCATCTTGACCGCAAGCATACGAGCCCGGCCCTCGTGACCTGTGATCTTGGCTGGACCCTTGTCTTCATCGCCAAGGCTGATGTTGAAGAACGGAATACCGACTGCGTAGCCCTTGAGGATCATCTTGGCAATGCCCTTGGCACGTTCGGTTGATTCATCTTCAAGTGCTAGCTCAGCAAAGGCCGAAGGCTTCAACATCGTCACAAACCCGTGGTAGTAGACAGACTGGTTGAATGGCACTGAACCTAGACCGTCCTTCGCTGAGAACGTGACTTCGCCGATGTGGTAGTTGTCTTCGGCAAGGGATGGATCCCAGGGAGGAACATCGCCCAATTGTTTGGCGTAGATGGTGCCTTCTGCTTCTTGAAGGAATTGCTTGAATGTCTTCACGAAATGGGGTTCCCGTGTGTGATGCCATTCTTCCTCATGATTGGCTTGAGATGCTGAATGACGGCTTCAACCTCGTCGTCCCATTCAGCATCAGTCTCTACTTGTCCAAGGACGGGCTCGAACAAAAGATCCCAGGCATCAGAACTTACCTCTGTGGCCGGGATATCGCCCTCCCACCAACGGGCCGCAGATTCAGCTTCGCCTTTGGACAGTCCTAGTTGACGAAACACGAGCTCGATCGGCATGCTGCCGAGAACATCGTATTCTTCCAGAAACTGTTTGAATGTCTTCATGCTGCTATTTACAACAAAGGGAGACCGAAGTCTCCCCTTGCGTAGAGTGGAACCGCTTAGATTGCGGCGCTGGTGCTGAGCACGCGGATTGGGATGTAGATGAATTCTGCGGCACGCGTTGGCTTGATAGCAACGTCGAGCCAGAGTTCATTGCGGTCGATCCGGTCTGGCGTGTTGTTCGAACCATCGCAGATCGAAGCGTAGTCGGTCAGACCGCGCTTGACGAGGATGTCGTTCATGATGCCATCAGAAGCCGTCTTCAGGTTGTCACGGGTGAGCTGGTCGTTCGGCTCGAACACGAAAGGCAGGGCGCCCTTACGCAGCGAACGACGGAGGTACATCACGAGACGAACAACGTTGATGCGGTCAAGAGCCGATGCGGCAGGAGCCGACGTCTTCTGACCCCAAACCAAGATGCCACGGCCTGGGAAGAACGTGATTGGGTTGATGTTCTTGTCGTACTCGTACAGGTTGTCGAGCTGGCCTTGGCTCAGAACCGATTCCACGAAGGTGGTTGCAGTACCGAGATTGCCGCTGACATAACCCGTCTTCGACACACCAGTGACCACACCACGGGCGATACCGGCTGGTGGAGTCCAAACGTAACCGACGTTGTCGCTGTAGGTGATCGTTGCGAGTGCGATGCCCGATGGAGCAATCATCACGTCACGACCGTCGAGGTTGGAAGCCAGACCCCATGGGTAGTAGTACGCTGCATTCGTGTTGCTGCGACGCTCAGAGGTCAGGGCCCATTGAGCGACCTGGTCTGGAGTCATGTGGGATGGAGTGTCAGCGAGAACCAGAGCTTCTTCGAAGACGGCAACCGACAGGGAGAGCATCTCGTCCACGGTCTCTGGATAGCCAGGGCAGAGGATGAGGTTGTACTCGTACAGTGGCGAACGAACTTCAGTGTTGCTGTTGATCTGAGCTTGCAGAGCAGTGACGATTGCCAGGCGGCGTGCACCATCGCTGGTGCCGAGTGGTGACGTGATGGTCACTTCGGTGATGACGATGTCATACTGTTCACCAGCTGCGAATGGCGTGGTGCCTGCAGTAACCGTGAAGGTGATGTTGGTGTGCGAGAAGAGAGCACCAACGGTACCGCTACCCATTGTGCCAGACACTGAACCACGCACGTCGAACTGAGTTGGCGAAGTGAATTGGACCGAGAGGGTTTCAGGAACGGTGTGGGTTGTAACTGCGAGACCAGAGATCTTGCCATTGCCGATGTTGGCACCAACCGTCACGTTGAAGGTGAAGGTGTCACCAGCAACGAATGGAGTAGAACCTGCGTAGATGGAGAACTCAACGCGGTTGTTGTCGAACTTCACGAAAGCTGGGTTCGAAGGAACGTTGGTTGGCGTGACTGAACCGGTCCAAGCACCGCTGACCGACGATGCCACACTGAATGCAGTGGCTGACGTGAAGGTGATGGTGTAGGTTTCGGCTTGAGCGAAGACGTCAGGGATCAGCGACAGGAAGGTGCCGTTGCCGGTGTTGCCAGCGCCAGGGGTCAGACCAGAGATGCTCGAACCACCGCTTGGAACCCAGGTGTTACCTAGGGAGAACAGGAACTTGTCGCCAGCAGCGAAGTGGGTCGTGCCTGCAGCCAACGTGAAGTTGACGAAGTTGGAGCTGAATGGAAGATCCGTCTCACCTTGACCAATGTAGCCATCAACGCTGCCAGTGACCGTGAACATGGCGCCAACTGGTGCACCATTTGCATCAACGGTAGGTGGGGTAGTGATAGTGATCGAGATCGTCTGTGGACGAACGAGCGAGCCGAATGCAGTAACAGGACCAAGAACGCCGTTGCCGATGCCGTTGAAGCTGCGCGAACCAGCAACTTCGACTGGGATGCCGAGGCTGAGGAAGGTAACAGGTTCGTCGTTCAGATCGATGTCAGCACGAACAACGTAGGCGCGATCGCCTTGGTTCAGGAACTGGTTCAGAGCGAACAGACCGTACTCATTGCGTGCATCGCCGTGGTACTCATTGCCAGAGCTGTCCTTGCGGAAGTGTGGCACACCGTAGAGGGCGAGGGACTGGGTGAGCGAGGTAACAGTGCGTACAACGCCAGCCTCAAGCGAACCGCTTGCAATGGTCTTGCCGTTGGTCTGCAGCTTGCCTTCACGTGTTGCCACGAAGATCAGCGGCACGGTTGGTGCCGAAACCGGAATGAAGAAGCTTTCGTTGATGACCGAGACGCTTACGCCTGGGGAAACGAGAGTTGCCATGGTTTTTCTCCTGGATGGTAGCCGGGTGCAGCTACTCTGGTTGATTCATGCTGTATTTATGGAGCGAGCAGAAACTACCTTCGGTGGGGGCTCACTTTGGTTTGTCGACCCAGATGCTCCACAGGATGTGGGTGCCTCTGCCCAAGCCCTTGCGCTTCAGCACGTCTTCCCAGGAACGCCAATCTTCACCAGTGTAAACGCCGGGATGTTCCTCTTTGAAGGTCACTCCTCGTGGCTTGAAGGCAGCAACGATGGCACGCTTCATCATGTCTAGCTCGAACAATAGATCGTCACGTTCGATGCGTCGCTTGATACCGTAAAAGCGAACGGTGTATTCTACCTTGCCATTTGGGACAGCAAGGTTTGGCCCGTAGTTGACCATCACCTGGCCCAGCCCCATCTGTTGGCCGATCTGCTCACCAGCCACATGAAGCGAATCTGGTTCAAATCGAGGGGCTTCAGCCAGGAATTCCTTGAAGGTGATCATGCCGGGCCTGCCACCACTTTCACTGTGATCGTGATCCGTTTGGTGCCAGCTTTGACATCAGCCTTGGCAAGCGGGTTGTGTTTCATTGAGCGATGAAGCTGAATGTTGGGGCCATCCCAATTGACAGCTACGAAGCCTAGAGCATCCATGTGCTTGATGAGTTGCTTCTCTGCCAATTTGGTCTGAAACACCAGATCTGCCTTGTCAGTTTCACCGGTGGTCCAGCTCAGGTAGATGAGGCTGTTGTCGAATGCGTCAGGACCGACTGTTACCTTTTGACCGATGGCCTGGGTTAGCTGTTGGGTTAGCTCACGCCAATGAGTGTGGCCAGAATCCATCATCGTGGTAGCCACGTCGATACCACCATGCGCCTCGAGAAACTGCTTGAAGGAGATCATGGCAATGGTTCTGGCGGGAAGGGAACTGGCCCCTCAGGTGGCTTGATCTTCTCGATAGTTGTTGGGATCGAATGCATCTCGATTGGGTCTACCGTACCGTTCGCATTGCTGTCAGAGCCAACAGACATTGTCGGTGGGTTGGTGGTCGTGTCAACCACGATCTTCGCAAGAGGATCCCCAAACGGCGTGAGGTGCCCGTCTGCATCCACTTCATTCACCACCATCGAACCAAGGCTGGCGATCTGGATGATGACCTTACGGACCAGGTCGTCTTTCACGCCCATTGGGATGCTCAAGTAGATTGGCACTTCAAAGGACAGGGTCCAGACGATCATGCGACGATCGGTAGCCGAGGGATAGTTCTCCTCGTTGGCGATATCGGTCAGCTCCACCTTCGTGATACGGGTCCAGTCAAACTCACCATCAGACTTCTGGATCTGGAGGTCAGGGTTGAAGAGGACCAGGATCTGCTCAAGGATCTGGTGCATCTGTTGGGTGTTCGAGGCGTAGATCGATAGTTCGATCTGTGCGTTGTACGGGATTGGCATGGCCCGCTTGACGACGGTCAGATCTTCAGGGAAGACCCCGCCGGTCTTCATAGTGACACGCTGGTCCATCAGGCCTGGATTGCGGCGGCGTTCAGGCGCCAGTGAGAGACCCTGGAGATAGGCTGCCATTGCAGGCAGACTGAACATCTTGTTCTGCGTGTTGCCTGCCATGATGGCTGCGACCACACGATCCTTGTTGGCAACGACCACGGGCACAGTGATGTACTGCTCCTCATCGCACTCGCCCTTACCGGTCTTGACCTGCAGACCGTAGAAGATGGAGACGAACTGAAGCAGATACTGCCGAAGCTGCGCTTGGTAAGTGAAGTGATTGATCATTTGTTATTTACGGTCTTCAGGATCGATGGAGCTTAGATCGATATGATCGAATCTGAACTCGAGATCAACGCGGAACGGATCTTTCTCTGTGCCTGGATCCCCAGCGATCATGTCACCATTTGTGACAACGCCGGTCAAGTCAGTGTTGACGCGCAATCCCTTAAAGTATGGAGCAAGCAGCTTGATGAAGAGCTTGGGGAAGAAGAGAGCAAGAGTTTCAGGGTCGTAGACGGTCTTACCAATCTTCTTGGCGCCCACATGAATGTGAATGCGAAGGTACCGATCGTGGGGCTTCTGCCCATTCCAGATGATGATCGTCACATCTTCCCTATGAATCTTCTGCTTCTTCAGCTGTTCCCAAATCAGGTCTTCAACGATGCGCTCGAATGCTTGCAGCGCATTGTGTACCACGTGTCTCTTGAAGCCCATCTCACCGAGAAACTGCTTGAACGTGATCATAGCATGCCGTCGTAATCAGGAACACGGTAGCGACCGTAGACGGCTTCACCTGATGGTGACGTGGAGGAGTTAACAGTCTCGAAGATCTCTTCAACGTATCGACCGAAATACTCAGTCAGCTTCTTGCGCATCACCTTCTGCAGGATGTTGGCGAACAGAATGCGGTCATCAGGATCTTCGTCTCGAAGATCAGACCATACCCGAATGCTCTTGCCATTCCCGTTACTGTTGGCATCTTCTGGCGTTCGGTTCAAGTCGATCTGGTAACGGCGCACCCCGACGAGATCGGCGACCTCACGCTTGATGTCAATGAGCTTCACTCGGAACTGCTCATGCCAACCTTCAGCGAGGAAGTCTTTGAACGTGATCATAGCTTGCTCGTAATGTCTCGCGTGTCATCCAAGTTCAGGATGGCCAATTGTGATGGGCGGTGGGCAGAACGTTCGTCTCGACGGTCTGTCTCGACATAGATCCACTTGTTCTTGACGACACTGAACTTGTAGAGACGCGCAGCAATCTTCAGCTTTGGATCGTAGTTGAGACGGAAGAACTGACCATCAGTTGCAGACGAAACGTCAGGCAGCTTGAACCCTTCAAGATAGGCAAGACCGTCTGGTGGCAGACCATCCTCAGTGTACGGGCCAACACCGTCATACGTGCCAGGTGCGCCAAAGCGGTTCGTACCTGAGCGAGTCTCACGAACATTCGTGCCAGTCTCGGGCACCCTCGCCACAGCTTCAGCATGGTTCGCTTCAGCGGCGGTTAGAGGCGCTGTCTGGATCTGTTCGATGCCTTCGAAGAATGAGCCATCGTCGACGACATACTTCTGCGTGTCAGCCGTTCCGAGAATGTCTCGGTGTTCCTGTGAAGGAATAAGCTGCTGAGCCATGAACTTGTAGATGACCGGCTTCCAGCCTGTGGTGTAGCCATCAGCGGCCCAACCCACGTCAGTGACTTCGAGGAACTTCCGGATCGGCTTCAGATTGTGGTCGTACTGCATCTGGCTCGGCACTTCAAGCACGTCACCAACAACGATCGGGCGACCCAACAGAGTGATCATCGTAGCGAAGGATGTCGTGAAGGAGTAGATGTCAGCGACTTGGAACCCGAACTTGGAAAGATCGGACTGGCTATCGAACGGCTGGTAGGCAGTCAGTAATTGGATGGAGGCGTTCGCATAGTCACGATCGCGGTTCTCCATGAAGAGCGGGTCTTGGATGTTGTCGAGGCGCGTGGCTTGGAAGTCAAACATCTCCAGCTTTTCGACAGCCCAAGGATCACCAGTCAGGAAGCCACCGAACAGCAGAGGGACGATGCGCCAGTAACGGGCAGGTGCTGATTGCTTCAGACTGATGAGCACTACTGGAACATCAGGCACGTTCACAACATCCACACGGTACCAATCGAGTTCCACCTGAGCCGAGAACATGTCGCCTGCAACAAACGCAGTAGAACCAGCGGTGATCTTGAAGGATCCACGTGGTGAGTTGTACTGTGTGCCTACGTTGGCTACACCGAGAAGCTCAGTACCAGAGGAAGATGTGTACATCACCTGGAAGGTGGCAGCAGTCAGGGCAATTGCCATGAAGACGCCAGGCTTGGAGTCATATCCCTGAATGTAGCCACCAAGAGAACCATTGCCGGTGCCCGTGAACTGCACCTTGGCTGGGTCGATGCGGTAGCCACCATCAGAACGGTCGATGCGGATCTGGCGAACTCGGGTAGCCGACAAGGCACCTTGAGTGAGTCGGATCGTCGTGATGTGTTGGGCAGCTGCTACACCCGGACCATTCTCTGGTTGACCATAAGAGGTCAGGCGAATGCCGAAATCGTAGCCAATGTAAGCAGGTGTCGAGGTCACCGCAAGACCTGTCTCGACACTGGTCCATGCTGTGGCAAGTGCATCGAAGGCATTTGCTGGAGTACCGCTTGATGCGATTGCTTGACCATTCCCGGTCAGATCAATCAGCTTCCCCTGTTCATGGACACCAAGCAGCTTGAAGACATTGACTGGTGCACCTGAGATGCTGAGTGCTTCAGCGGCCAGACTTTCTTGGTAGTCAGTCTCAGGGGTAGCGCACTCGCCCTGCGTGATCTTCATGTCGCCGATGCAAAGCTCGGGCGGATTGTACGGATTAGACGGGGCCGGTGGGGTTGCAGGCAGGCCACCATGTGGCTGACTGTTGAGGGAACCGGCGCCGTCTGGGCAACTCGTGATTGGGAGCTTTGGAACTGTCATGCGATTGGATCCGTAATGACAAGTTGGCGATCATCGGGATCTACCATGACGTTGCCATCATGTAGGTCAGTGCCGTCTTTGATTTTTGATAGGAACAGCGCGATTGCTTTCACGTCTTCGTCTTGCGTATTGGTTGCTAGAACTTCCCAATCGTCGGGGCTCCAGTCTTCCAGTGATGTTACTCGCCGCACCATCTTCGTTAGTTGTTTCGGTTTGAGATTTAACGGTGCCAGCGCCTGGGTTTCCCAATCACGCGCAAGCTTCTTGATTTCGGCAGCTGATGCATCGCGCAGCTTCTTCATGAAAACGATGCCGATCCTGTTGCCATCCTCGTCCTTGGTGTATTTCACGTCAGCAATCTTAGGCACAAATCGATTGTCTTGGTTGCGGCGGCACCACCTCAGGTAACGCTGGTATTTGGTATCTGATGCAGGATCGAAGACCTTCACCACCATGTTGGTATAAGCAGGTGATTGAAACACGTGTGCGTAGTAACCCGCGCCAAGCGTCTCGATGCGCTTCATCTGACGCAGCCGTTTGATGTAGTGCTTCGCCCGTTCCTCGAAAAGCAATTCGCATACTTGCATGTCAACCGATCAAGAATGAGACGTTGCCCTTGCCGACCAGACCACCGTATTCGTAGTTGAGCAGCTCTTCCTTCAGCTCGGTCATGTCTTGACGGGCTTCAGAGACCAGCATTTCGCCGTTAAGGTTGATCGGACCATTAGCTCCTGGAGTACCAGAGCTAAACTTTGAACGAATCATTCCAAGCTGCATCTTGCACTCAGCAAGTGCCCAGTTCTGCATGTACTGCTTGCAGTACCGATCGAGCAAGAGTTCCTGCTCGGTGCGTTCCATGTAGCATTCGAGAATGACCTTCTCATTGCGTGCAATACGGCGAGTGATCATGAGCTCACGTGATGGCTCATCCCATAGGAAGGTCAAGTCACCAGCGAAGATCCGCTGGAAGTCCTCAGACAGCGAGTGCATCATGTGGATGGACAGGATGTCGGTGTAGCCTGACGAGTAGTACTGGTTCAGGAACGTCTGGAAGTAGATGTTGCTGTCCCAGTTCAGGGAGTTGGCACCAAGAATGTTCAGGCGGTGGATCTTGTTGACAGCAACGATGCGATCAGTTCCATCAGTGGCTGAGTTCAGGTAGTAGAGTTGCTGACCTTCCATGACCGTGTACATCACGTACTTCATCGTGTAGGCAGCATCTGACAACTGGCGGTAGTTGTCGAGAGCGTTGTCGATGGCAACGTTGAAGTGTTCTTCCTTCAGTTCGACGCACTGCACGGGCCAACCGAGCTGGGTCTTCAGCACCTTGATGAGACGAAGACGTTCATCGTAGGAACCGTCGGTACCGATAGATGTCTTGTCTGTAGATGGAGTGCCTTGCTGGTCAGTGTTTGCTTGGATCCAGGTGGAGCCGTTGAAGACGTTCAGCACCTTCGTCGAGGTGTTGTAGAAGAGTTGACCAAGATACGGAGCGGCCAATGGCACCGACTCAGCGTAGATTGCGGTCGTGAATGCTGGCGTCAGCGGTGGCTTGTTGAAGAGAGAATTGGCTGATGTTGGGTAGACCCAAGAACTACCATCCCAGAACTGAGCACGTTGCAGTGAGTAGTTCCAGATGAAGTCGCCTACAGCCGGAGTTTCTGGCACCTTGATAACGCCTGCAACCGTGCCCAGCGGAATCCACGTTGGGCCTGGAGCCATGAAGGAAAGGTTCGTTGCATCACAGGTAATCCATTTGGTGCCATCAAAGACCTTCAGCTGGTTCAAGCCTGTGTAGAAGTAGACTTGCCCCAGGGTGCCCGGGTTGTAGGGGCCCGAGATGATGGCATCTGCACGGGTGGGAGTCCACTGCGAACCATTCCAGTACTGGACCAGGTTCATGCCTCTGTCGTGGTAGACAAAGCCAGGAGATGGGGAGGTCGGCGCTTCTGGCAGAGATGGGATGTTGCCAGTGTAGGACGAGCTGTCCTTCTCGACGCGAGATGCTTCCAGTGGGTAGGACTGGATGCCGATCGGGTAGTACTGGAGAACGTTCGTGCAAGCGTGCACCGACGCGTAGTAGAGAGTGTTCGCTACTGTGTTGGTGACCGTGACCGTGAAGGACGAGAAGCCGGTGTCGATGTTTGCCACACCTGGCAGCGGGTTGTTCAGAATGCCAGAGTAGAACCCCACGACGTGCGCGCCATCAGCTCCTTCGATACGAGAAGCTGGGACCGCCAAATCGGTGCTTGCGGTGTACTGGGTACCATCGTCTGGATAGTTGACCGAGCTGACAGCTCGATCATTGATCGTGATGACTGCGCCATCAACCGTCTCGAGAACTGTCGGGTAGGTGACAGTGAGAGCGATCGTGGTTGGTGTTGGACGGGAGATGGCCAGCGTGAACTGCCGAGCTTCAATCCAAAGGTCATGGGTTGTCTTTGCTGTGAGATCTGATGCGGCCATGGAAAGTTCCGGTGACGGTTGTGCCAGATCCTATTTATGGCCCACCTGCCTCCCACCCACCGTAAATAGGCGCATGCAATATCCATTCACGCTCCACACCTTCCGACCAACCGAAACTATCGATGCGGTGATTCGGCTATTAGGTCGCCACAGCTTGACCCACGCAGAGCTTGCTCACATGCGGGTGGTCTTCAATGACCTGAACGGTAAGGTCGTCCCAAGACCAGGAATGACCTACAAGATCCCGCTGCCGATGGAAGTGACAGACGACTACGGCAACGTGATCGATCTACCGAAGCCAGAGCTTCCAGAGAATGAGTCGATTACCGCCCCAATCGACTCACCGGTTGAGTCGATTACCGTAGTCCCTGAGCCGGTTGTAGAGCCGCCCAAAGCAGAGGACCCGCCGAAGCAGGTCCGTGTCAAGCCAGTGCTGCAGATCTTTACTTGAGTGCTTCGGCCTTGATGGCGTTGGTAATTTCCTGAAGCATCTGCAGGCGGTTCGCCGTGAACCGACCCATGGTGTCATGCGGCATCTCGATCATCGATTGGCTTAGAAGTGCCTGATACCAGATGATGGTCCATGTCAAGCAGTTGTCATCGAGTTCGTCGATGAACGCTGCAATCCCCACACGTGTTGGTTCAATCTCGATGCGACTGCCCATCTTGACAATGAGGCAGTCCTTGTAGAGCCGAGTCGCCACGTTGACTGGTGCCCGTGGATTCTGCTGTGCCATCGCCATTGTAGCAACGCACAGCAGAAGACCAGCGATGAGGTGCTTCATGCAGCCAACTGTTCAGGCGTCATTGGCCGCTTCTTGTACTCGACTGGCAAATTGCCGATGTGCTCGAAACGCAGCGGCGCAATGTGCTTGTCGCAGTTGAAACCGAGATGAGAGCCGGTCAGCGACAGAAGTTCCGTCGTGGCCTCGTTCTCACAGGGTGGAACGCAGGGTGCGGTGCACTTCATGACAGCACGTTCCGCACGATCTTGGCGATGTTGAAGGCATCGTCGCAGCCGTTGTGGTGCTTGCCCTCGAGGGTCTCACCGATCTTGGCCAGCATGCGGTCCATGCCCATCTCGCGGTCCAGCTTGTGCTTCAGCGCAAACATCGTCTTGATGTTCATGTGCGCACGCATGTAGGCGAACGGGTTGGCATCGCGCCGAACCCCGTACAGGCCGCCCACGCTGGCTTTGCCGTCACAGCCGAGCTTGATCTTGTCGTACTCGCCGCAGGAGAACCACACGTGGTTCTTGGTGATGCCGTAGTCAGCAGCGATCGCGCGCAGGGTGTCATGAATGTCGGCACCAGCGTCCACGTCCTCTTGCGTCCAGCCCGTCAGCTTCGTACAGAAGGGCGAGACCTTTGTAAAGCGCGGCTTGATCACGTACCCCGATGGATCGAGGATGTTTCCGGTCTTGGTCTCGAGCACGCAGATGCCGACCTCGATGACCTCGTTGGGCTGGTCCCCTTGTTCTTCCTTGGTTTCCCAGCATGTTGCCTCAACGTCGGCAACAAAGACGTAGCGAAGTTCAGCGCCCATTAGGAAAGCTCCTTGAATCGTGTGAAGGCCATGAAGGCCCGGCTGTTGTAGTTGGCGAATGGCGAGATGTCTCGCTTGGAAAGCTCTTCAGGCCAGAACCAGTCAAGGCTCAGACCTTCTTCAGGTCGCAGTGATCCTGGATTGACACGTGCATCACACAGATAGGTGGTGCACCAGTAGTTGACTGCACCAGGACAGACCTCGGTGTAGATGGGGATCAGCTCGGGCGCGAAGAGGTTGACGCCGGTTTCCTCGCGCATCTCGCGGAGGGCAGCTTCGACGTTGCTCTCGCCAAAATCTACCTTGCCGCCCGGCAATCCCCACAGGTTTGGGTTGTCGCGACGGTTGATGGCAAGAACCTTGGCGCCGTGCGGATCGAACAGGAGGAGTGCGACTGCTGTCTTCATGAATGCTCCGGCGCCGCTTGGTATTGCTCTTCGTTGTAGGTCTCGATGACCTGTCGTTCCACCATGAGCTGCATGCGCTCAGCTTGGATGGCGTTGAAAACACCGTGGGCGATCTGTGCAGCACCATTGACCCGCAGCTTGGCCTCGTAGGTCATGGACCGTTGGCTCAGCTCGTTGGCCATGCGGGCCAGACAGAAGAGCCGTCCCTCAATCCACTGTAGACGTTCGTTGGAAAATGGAGACATCTTGTCCCTCCAGAGAATGTTGGAACCACTTGGGGACAGGGGTGTCTGTCCAGCGGGCGAAACGGGCTTTCGCCCCAACGTAGAAGCGACGATACGCCTCCACCACATCTTCATGCTTGTATTCATCTGGCATTGATTGTGGGTGAGGGGTCAGCAGGCCCCGGGGAATGTTGTGTGGTGCCGTACGCAGGAGCGGAACCAGCTTCTGGGCAGAATGCACTTTACGGTATCGAACAGTGTATTCGTCGAGGACGCCTTCAAAAAGCTGTATGAGCCAATGGTAGTTGGCATCCGTGGCGCGAGCCCACATTGAACATGGATGGTTGGCATGCGTTACCTGGTAGCATATCTGGTTTTTCACAGCCCATTTTTGGATGAAGTGCGGCATCGACATCAGCTCAGGATCATAGAGATGCTCGCCGATCATCTCGCATGAAACGTACGGGGTCTCACCCTCGAAGAGCCAGAACTTCTTCGGCTTTTTCCTGTCGTACACCGACACCTGTCTGTCGTCTTGCGCAACGACCAACGTGCCGTCCAACAGCCGATGGGCTGTCGAGAGCAGCTGCCCGTATTCGAGGATCATTTTCACCACGTGCTTGTCGCAGTGCATGCGAGCGGCAACACGGGGTACCTGATCTAGACAGAATATGTTCATGGTGCCATTGTATCACAATGGCCGACCTACGGACAGAAAGTTATAGTCTGACCAGCGCGTAGCCGTTGTAGGCAGAGCTGAATGTAACCGTGAATGAGTTGGCGTTGGTGAACGTCACATCGCTTGGGATGATCGGCTTGTGAACACCACCACCCACATCAACGAAGAACTGGCACATCACCACGTACGGAGCCGCAGCATTCAGGTTGTGGGTGATCGTCCAGGTTGCGCCTGAACCTGCCACCTTGGCGCTGGAAGCTGGTGCAAAGGCCGCCGAGTTCACGACCTGCCAGCCTGCAGTGTAGACCTTCAGGAGACCAACAGTGGTGTCGAACCACAGCTGACCGATGACGGCTGGTGTTGGAGCCGTGGCTGATGCAAAGTTCTGCAGAAGCTCGGCGTAGTTTTGGTTGAAGACCTCGCCCCAACCAGAGAAGTTGCGACCGACGTATTCAAGACCGTCTTGTTCGACTGTCACGCCTGGCGGAATCACAACAGCACTTGCACCGCCTGTATGGAAGATGTAGTACGTGCTGACGTTGGTGACGTAGCCAACGTTGACATCGCCTGGGGTAATCGGTGCACCGATCGGTTCGTTCACACGAACTGTCGTTGAAGCGCCTGCGAAGAGCGAACTGCCAAGTGCCGGAGGAACCGTGCCAACTGGTGTGTAGACAGTGTAGCGACCTGCGTAGGAGACGTTCTCGACAACTTCAAACTGAGTTGCCTCGATCAGCTGATATCCCGTTGGTGCCGAAGCTGCAGTGTAGAAGGCTTGCGTGCCAAAAGGTGTTGCCGTCTGACGGTAGAACTTTCCTTGGAAGACCGCTTCCCAGTTGCCAGAGACATTATCCGTGGTCGCACCGATGACAAGGGTGCCTGGAACTCCGACGCTAGACGGAGAGATGCTGACGATTGGAATGCGGCGTGCCATAGTCTACCTACGAGATGTTGTCAGGTATTTATGGCTCTGTCCAGTTGCCCGGTGGGTCGGGCTTGTACACACGAACTTGGTGGTGCAGCCAGTCCCAGATCTTGTGGTGCTTGATCTTCTTGCGCTCGTCGAGCTGTGCCTGAAGCACGTCACGATTGAGCAGCATGAAGTCGAGAGCCACGAGGATGTCAGCGATCTCGCGCGTCAGCCGATCACGATTCGTGCCGTTGTATTCCTCGTACGGGTTGACACTCTCGTAGCCGTGGCGAAGGATCTTGCCAATGATCTGGATGGCCTCACCACACTCCTCAGCGAGGAGGCCGAGACGCTCGACTTCAGCATCGCTGAGACCGTTGGAGAAAGGTTCGCTCATTACCAGCTTTCGATGTCGGTTATGTCTTCTGAGATGGTCTCGCCAGAGCGCTTGCTGTGCGCAGTGATCGTCACTGGCACACCAATGCCGTTGCTCGGTCCGAACACATACGCCCACTGCCCGCTGTCATGGTACGTCAACAGCTGAACATCGAGACGCTTGAGGAACTTTGCAGCGCGTTCTTGTTCAAGTGGAGTAAGCTTCATTTCGAGATCCCAAATCCGATCCAGATGGTGGTTGTTTCGTCGATCATGAACTGCGTGAGTTCGACGGTGACAGAGTGATCACGGTACGGCATCACCACGAAGTCACCAGGCTTCATGCCCATGAACGGCGAGCGCAGTTCCACGTTGTACATGTGGAGCCAGTTGCCTTGCTCGGGCAGATCAATCCAAGGGTGGAAGTCCAATTGGGCTTCCGAGATCTGCATCTTGTAGGCCTTGATTGGGGTGGCTGGCCTTGGCGGTGGTGGGTAAGGGTAGCCAGGCAGATCGGCCACGTACTTACCATCGAGACACATCATGATCGGACCCGTCATGTCTTCGCCACGACGCAGCCGCGGATTTTGGCCGATGAGGATGTTGGCGATCCAATCCTTCTGAGCGGCTTGACGATCTGTCTTGTCAGTCTCGAGGGCGCGGAATTCCTGGAGGTTCATTCGAACACCTTGCGAAGGGTGCCCACATTGTCTTCGTGGGTCGGTGAGGTCCAGCCTTCTGGCTTGATCAGGTCAGGGAGACCGAACGGATTCGGACGACCTGGCTTTACGCCTGGCGACTTCTCCATGTTCTTCTCGTGAACACGGGCCCATGCCTCGTACGCATCCACGTGGAACACATCGAGTGTGCCGATGCCGAACACGCACATGTCGATGATCGCGTCGACAACACCGTCAGCGTCGCCTTCAGCAAGGGCTTGCCTTGCTTCGGTCAGCTCTTCATGGAGCATGTCCAGGCGGAACTTCAGGTACGTGCGAAGCTTTTCCTTGTCGAACGTGTCGACGATCTCACGCACGCCAAACTTCGCGTGCATGCTGCGAATGTCATCGACCCAGTCACCTTCGACGGTGAACTCGATAAAATTGCCGTTGTCAAAAGTCATGATTGCTCCTGTTGGTAGGAGCATGGGTGTATTGTAACCCATGCTCTGGAATTATGGACCTGTTGGCAGGTCAAGAAACCAGCTTACCCCTGGCTTGTTGCGCAGGGTTCGTAGATTGATCGACCAAGGTGCTTCCTCGCGATCAGTCTCTTCGCAGTAGACAGTGCGCCCCTCTTCAAATCGTCTGATCGCGTAGTGAAGCATCGCAGTGTTGAAACTGAAGAAGCACATCAACTGTGTGTCGGTGCCAACACGACGATAGACTGGATAGACGCAGTTGCGCCGCTCTTGTTCTAGCTTCTCCCGATGGGAGAGATAGACGCAGCAGCCGTACTTGCTAGGGAAGGCCAGCTTCGTGTCAGCGATCTGCCCAGTGTCTGCGCACTCGGCATCCCATCTGCAGTTGGACTCTGGTGGAATGATGAACCGATCACCGTAGATGAACTTGCCGGTGGCTTTCCAGGCTGCATCATGGTTCAACCCGATCTGGCGATTATCCAACCGCCATACAAAAGGCGAATGTTCCAAGCAGCCGAAGTCAGGGTGCAACCAGAACTCAACCGAATCGGCCGACATGATCTTCGTCTTCGTACTTGACCACCTTGCCGCAGAGCGTACAGGTCCAAGTGTGCGTGGTTGATGCGCAGTAGTCGTAGCCACCGCTGTGGTACATGCTGTCGTGTTTCGTGTCCTCATGAGGACATGCAGTCTGCAGCGCTTCAACAGCGGTGTCAAACTTCTGTTGCAAGACAGCGCCACGCAGGTTGTGAATGGCAAGCGCGATACGCGCCACCTCTACGACATCAACGAGTTCAGGAATTTCTTTCATGGAGCAATTGTAACACTGCTCCCGAAAGTTGTAACCTGGTTATAGGACGAACGTGATGTTCTCTGCGATGGGCCCAAGGTCAACTGAGGCAACACCTGCCTTGAGCTTGTCCGCGTTGACTGGGAATCCCGCCTGCTTCAGAAGACTGATCTCGTAGATAGCGGTGTCCTTGCGATACTCTTGGTCGAACAGCCAGTCAGTTGAGTCGAGGTGGAGCTTCTTGCAAAGTGCCCATACTGAACGCATTTTCGCGCGCTGCTTGGGCGCGGTCTCTGACGTGATCAGCGCCACAAAGCAAGGATTCTTATCGTCAAGGTGGATGTTGATCTCGTAGCCCAGGAAGTCTGTGCCAATCTCTTCGAACATGATGCCGATGTACTCAGCGAAGAACTTGCCGATCACAAAGGACAACACGTTGTCGGGAACGATCTCATTCTCGAAGAGCTCTTTGACTCGCATATCAGTAGTTCACTTCCATGAAGGATGGCGGTTCACCGAGATGCTTCTTGAAAGCGTCCTGCATTGCATCAACGCCCGCAAGCCCGAAAGCATGCATACCCGGAAACCGCACGTCGATCGTATGTGAATACACATCTTCACGGCTGATGTCGATGTCCAGGCTGTAGTCTTCATCAAGCCCGTACTTTGCAGCCAGATTGGTAATCTTGCCTCGCAGAGCTGGTAGTTTGTTAGGCGTCTTCTTGAAGGTCAACATGATGTTGGCACTTGTGTAGTTCGAGTCGAGGTTAACTTCGAGCGCCTTCGTGTCAATCTCAGGGCCAGCGAATCGTCTAGCGAACAGTTGCACAAGCTCAGCATAGAACATGCCAGTCGCATGCCCCAGAACCTTGGGCGGCATGAGTTCGTTCTCGAAGAGGTGTTTGAGGAGCATGGGTCTATTTAGGGCCGGACAAAAGCAAAGGACCCGAAGGTCCTTTGCAGAGATCCTGCCCGAAGGCAGGTGATCGTTTCGATCAGGAGAAAACGACGTTCTTGACGAGGATGCGAGAATAGTAATCTGCCGAATTGCCGAGCGACGTGCCCACGTTCGTGAAGGTGGCCTTGCCGTAACGTGTCATCAGAGACACAGCTGGCATGAACGTGTTTGCGTCCATAACCACACCGGTGCTCATCAGAGGAATGTATGGGCAGTAGAAGTAGCCAGAGTCGAGTTCCGAAGAACCGCCCTTGTAGCCGATCAGGATGTCTTCACCAGCGTCGCCCATTGCGTTGACCATGCCGACTGGCGAACCAGAGCTGTCAAGCTGCCAAGCGTCCTGGAGACCCCAGTTGTACGAGTAGACCTTCATCTGGCCATTCAGCGTACCGACCAGCTTGTTGCCGGTTGGGTCAGAGAACGAGCCGGAGACGGCAGGTGCGAACACCGACTTCGAAGCGGACTGGAGGAGGGAAGTGATCAGGTGACCACCAACCAGCCAGTTGCCAGGTCCACGACGGGTCTTGGCGCCGATTTCGTTGGCAACCTTGTTGATCAGGATGCCGAGGTGGGCATAACGGTCGCCGAGGTAGTTCGGAGCGAAGCCACCTGGGTTGGCAGCCATTGCAGCCATGTCGAACGTAGCAACGGTAGCAGCCAGGTTCAGAAGGTCAGTCAGCACTTCGTTGTCGATTTCGTGCGCGATCTGGGCCGACAGAGCAGCGGTCAGCTCGGACTCGAGGTCCATGCCGTGCTGTGCTGACAAGTCCTGAGCGGCTTCCATCGTCCAACGTGCCTGCAGCTTGCGCGAGCCGGCAGTGATGGTTTGCTTGAGAACGGAGAGGCGCATTGACTTGCCGCCGAAGCCTTCGTAGTTGCCAGACAGGTTGGCCTGTGGGTTGGCAGTCGAAGCATCAGGAACGCCGAGGCCGAGAGACGTTGCATCAGCCAGTGCTGGTGGGTACACAGCTGGGTTGGTAGCAGCAGCAGACGTCGAGTAGAAACGCTTCATCTTGCTGTTGTTTGCCCAGACTTCGTCGCCAGCGGCGATGTCGTTCTGTGGTGCGCCATTGCCGTCAGCTGCTTCCGAGAAAGCGAAGCGCAGCGAGTACACCAGGCCGACTGGACCGGACATTGGCTGGAGGCCAACGAGGTCAGAAGAGATGGTGCCTGGGAGGATACGGCGGATCATCGGAATGACGATCTTCTGGAAGTTGCTCACGGCGCCCATGTTGGTGGACGTTGGGCCAGCGGTTTCCAGCAGATGCTGCTTCTGGTTTTCCAGAAGGGTTTCGACGACTTGCTTCTTGGTACCTTGGAGGCCTTCGAGCAAAGCCTCTTTGGTTTCTTGCCAGTTTTCAATCAGTTGCATGAGATTTCTCCTTGAGGATTTGCAGAGGTTACTTGGTAATGCCTGCGAGGCGGCGAAGCTGAGTCATGCTCTCAGAAAGAGCAGCTGCTTTTGCCTGGGTACTATCGGTGCCGGTTGGCTCACCAGTAACGACAGTGGTCTTTGGAACGGTCTTGCCTTCAGTCAGAGTAGCTTGCTTTGCAGCAGGAGCTTCTTCCTTCAGGATGCGGCCGATGAAGAACTTGTAGGACTCTTCAAGACGGTCAGTGTCCACATTGCGGAGGACCATGGCCATTTGTTCGCGCTTCTTGCCGGTCAGAGGGGAGAGAATCTTCTCCATCTTTGACTCACGAACCATCTTGTTCAGCGCTTCTTCACGTTCGCTCAGACGCTTTTCGGCGTCTTGCAGCTTGCCCTCGGCAACTTGCAGCTTCGATTGAACTGCCGTCTCGTCGACGTAGCTCTTGGCATATTCGCCAACGAAGGCTTCGAACATCTTGCGGCCGAACTCATTCTGCTTGACGGTGTCGAGGTCCTCGCGGAGCTCTTCCATTTCGGCAGTCAGGCGCATCTCGAAGAAGGTGTCGATCTTGTCGACCAGCTGGTCAAGTTCGCTAGCAACTTCGCCAGCAAGCTTGTGCTTCTCTTCCACGAGCTTCTCAGCGAACTCGGCTTCGAGGTCGCGGAAGCGTTCGATGTCGCCACGCAGTTCAGTGATTTCCTTGGTGAGAGCTTCTGCGACGAAGGCGTCAACCTTGCCGACGAGCTCTTCACGCTCCATAAGCCATTGCTCCGACAGTTGGAGGCGAACTTCGTTGGAGACTTCTTCACGGACTTGCGTCTTGAATTGGTCGACCGAAGTGGTCCACTGTTGGGAGATTTCAGCTTTCGATTCCTCGCTAAGCAGCTCTGATTCGAGCAGCTTCTTCAGGATTTCGTCCATGCGTGTCTCCTTAAACGTTGAAGGGTCGACCAATCGGTCGGGCTTGGATATTACTGTTTCAATACGCTTTCACATCTTGAAACTTTGCCGTGAACCTATTTATACGGGCGCACGAAAACCAGTCGAAAACCCAAGCGTTTTCGACTGGTTTTGGTCAGATTGGGTTACTCGGTCGCACCTTCAGTCGACTCTTGAGTAGTGTCAGCGGTCTTCGCCAGGCCGGTGACTTCGCGGGTCTTCGCCACGAAGTAATCATGCATCGTCACGGAGGCTTGCTCCATGCGATCGTTGATCACGTCCTGCAGCATCGACTTCAGCATTTCTTGATGGTCCATTGGATATCTCCTTCAGGGTTGATGGTGCAGGTATTTACGTGGCGCCGGGTGTCACTTCTCAGCGGCAGCTTCATCAGCAGCAACCATCTTCTGCAGTCGAGTGCAGATCGATGAACGCTCTTCAGGTGTTGCGCCCTTCAGGAACTTGAGAACTGCTGCCTTGTCGACAACAACCTCATCATCACCCTTGGCCTTCAGGCCGGCTGGTGCACCCTTCTTGTCACCAGCAGACTTGGTCTTCTTTGGCTCAGCTGCAGGAGCTTCGTCGCCGAGATCCAGATCACCGCTGTCCATGTCGAAGTCAACTTCGTCATCAGCAGGAGCAGCCTTCTTGCGCTTGGCTTCAGCCAGCATTTGGAGTCGTGGGAATTGCATGATCAGATCTTTCCTTTGGTGATCGCTTCGATGAGAGCGTTGATCTCTTTGGTGAAGTACT